TTCAATAATTATAGGTTTGAATCCATATAATTTTTCTGTCTTGGTTTGAATGTCTTTCAACCTATCAATGTCAATGGGATATCCACCCCAATGCACAACCATAATAGCTTTAGTTTTAGGAGTTATTTTTCTCTCTAAATCATCTAAATTCATATTACAGTTATTTGTATCAACATCAACCCATTTTATATCAATACCATTTGTAAGTATCGGCCAATTAGTCGCAGTGCATGTTAAAGGTGTAGAAAGAATTTCATCCCCTACACCTATGTTTCCTAATGGTTTTTTTAACATGTGAATGGCAAGATGCTCGGCTGATGTGGCAGAATTTGTAGTAGCTACATTTTGATTACCGAAATAATCTTTCAACAATCCCTCAAATTTTTCAACTTGAGGACCTTGACCTATAAATCCAGAGGTTAATACTTTTGATATTTCATGAGAGATATTATCACTCATAAAGACTTTAAATAGCGGAATCATTTTTTAATCAAAGTAAGTGATGGGTAATCTTTAAACACTGTAATTATAGCACTATCATCATATTTTTTCAATACTGGTTGTATTTTAGGTTTACTGTACTTAATCATCCATTCTACATTATCTCTCTCTTCAGATCCACCTTCTAGAATCATAATTCCCCTCACTTTTGGTAAATAATTTTTAATTGCAAAATCATAGGTATCTCCATTATTTGCAATATCGATATGGAGAATATCTATAGAGTTTTCACTATAATCATTTACTGATTCGTAAAAATTTTTCTTTTTAATTCTAAGATTATTTACCCCTTTATATTTTTCTTCAACATGAGTTCTATCTGCTGCATTATAGGGAAAATCATCAAAAAGATCATTAGCTTCTATAGTAGATGCATTACTATAGTTTATAAAACAATCTAACGAATACCCCTCCAAGATGCCAAATTCCACAATCAACTTTGGATCTAAACAGAAACATAAAGATTTAAATACTTTATCATAATTATGTCTTTTATATGATGATTTAATAGTTGACATATTTATCTCCATAAGCTACATCATGCCAAAGACAATATGTATTACTATCAAACTCAGTATCTTTATGTTTAAAAAAATGAAACATAATATCCTCTAAGGATATAAAATTATTTACCATATAATTCAAATCTATCTGACTGTAAAACTCAAAAAGATCTTTTACAGAAGCACCAAAATATCCAGTTCTAACTTGATCATCTCTACATAATGTAAAATAATTTCTTGGGTTATCTAAAAATGATTTGATAAAAGAAAAATTTTTTAAAATTAATCTTGGTTCAAAATAAAAGATATAATCATATTTACTCATGATATTTGAATAATCTTTCCACATATCAATAATGCCAGCACCTTTATTATACTGTCCGTAATTATTTTTAATTTTAACATGAAAAATCGTATTATTACTTAAACATTTTTTTATCTCTGAAGGTATTTTAGATGTATTTTCCAAAGTATTGTCTACAAAAATAATATCACAATTTTCAAAATGTTTTATATGCTTATAAAACTGAGTTAATCCATCAACATATTGTTGTATTCTTTTCTCACCATGACACAATGGTAAAAAATTATTACCAGAAACATTAATTGCTGCTCGAAGTTCAATAATTATTTTATTCTTCATAAGAAATTATCATATTTTTGGCAATCGTCAAATGATAATCCCCTCTCATCTTTTTTCGATAAAGTTGGTGGAACATATCCCCAGTATTCATAAAATGGCCACATAATTGATGCCTCTTTATCATTCCACATTAAAGTGCGATCATATTGTGGATAATAATAATCTGTAACCTTATATTCAAACTCTGCTTCCTCAGACATGGTAAAAAATCCATGTGCTAAACCTGGTGGAACCCATAGCATTAAATCAGGTCTATTCAACTTAAATGTAAAATTTTTCTTATATGTTGGAGAGTTCACTCTTAAATCAACAATGGCATCAAATATTTCACCTCTTGTACATCTAACTAACTTTCCTTGTGGATGTTTGATCTGATAATGTAGTCCTCTTAATACTCCCTCTGTTGATAGTGAATGATTGTCCTGAACAAAAGTAAAATCTCCTACCACTTCCTGAAATTGTTTATGATTAAAAGTCTCCATAAAGAAACCTCTATCATCACCAAACTTTTCTACTTGTATGACGTATGCACCGTCAATACTAGTCTCTGTTTTTTTCATACCATTCAATCGTTTTTTTCAATCCATCCTCAATACTATATTCTGGTTGGAAAGAAATCGTTTTATATATCTTAGCATTATCTATGGCATATCGCAAGTCGTGTCCTGGTCTATCATCTACAAACTCAATCAAATCTTCACTTGCATTCATCAACTTGATAATCATCTTAACAAGTTCCAGATTTGTCATTTCACATTCACCACCAATATTATATTTTTGCCCCACATCACCAGCATATGATATACCTAATATTCCTGCACAATGATCTTCAACGTATATCCAATCTCTTATATTTTCACCTTGACTGTATATTGGTATCTTCTTTCCTTCTAATATATTATTAATAGTTTTTGGTATCAGTTTCTCACGATGCTGTCTTGGTCCGTAATTATTAGAACAGTTTGTAATCATCACAGGTAAACCATAAGTATTATGATATGACATTACAAAATGATCACTCGCTGCTTTCGATGCTGCGTATGGATTTTGCGGATTGTATGGTGAGTTTTCTGTAAATGGTGGTTCATCTAATTCCAATGCACCATAAACTTCATCTGTTGATATATGATGAAACATCTGAACATCATACTTGACAGACAACTTAAGTAAATTAATAGTACCTATAATATTAGTATCAATAAATGGTGCAACATTGTCAATCGAATTATCAACGTGTGTCTCTGCAGCAAAGTTGAATATCGTCTTTGGTTTATATTGCTTGAACAACTCTTCTAATCTACTTTCATATGCAAGGTCTACACCTTTCACAGGATATGTTAAAGGATAAAGATTATCCATATCTCCAGCATAAGTAAGTTTATCTAATATTACTACATCCTTACATATATCAGAAATATAATGTGCAAAATTGCTACCTATAAATCCTGCACCACCAGTAATAAATCTTGTCATTCGTATGAAATTAATAAGTTAATATAATCCTGATACTCACCTTTTGGAAAATTATCAGCAAGCTTAGATAATTGTTTTTTATCTATCCAATTATTTTTAAAAGCAACCTCTTCAGGACACGATATCTTATATGATTGTATCTCTTCTAAATTAAAAATTAAATTAGATGCTAATAATAATGACTTGAATGTACCTGCATCTATCCAAGTCATGGTTCTTGTTAAATTATTAACAGTAAGTTCACCTTTATCAAGATATTTCTTACATAGGTCTACGATTTCAATTTCTTTTCTCTTTGACGGTGTAAGTTGTTTTGCATATTCTATACAACGATTATCAAAAAAGTATATGCCAACCAAAGCACAATTTGATTTAGGATACGTTGGTTTTTCCTCAATAGATATCACTCTACCTCTATCAAAACCCTCAAACTCTACAACACCAAATCTTTCTGCATCCTTTACAGGATATGTCAAGACTGTACCACCTGTTCCTGTTTGAGATTTCTTTAATATTGTATCTAATTCATTTCCAAATATTATATTATCTCCAAGTATCATGCAAACATTATCATCACCTATAAATTCTTCTCCTAATATAAATGCTTCTGGTAATCCATTTGGTTTTGGTTGTATCTTATATTGTATTGAAATACCAAGATGTGAACCATCACCAAACAATCTTTCATACTGTGGATATTGATCTTCTGCACTAATAATTAATATCTCTCTAATACCTGCAAGCATCAGTGTGCTAAGTGGATAATAGATTAAAGGTTTATCATATACATTCAATAATTGTTTTGAGACAACAGAAGTTGTCGGATACAATCTTGTACCTCTACCACCTGCAAGTATAATACCTTTATACATATAATTCTATATTTTAACCCAATCATCCAACATTATATCATATCCTGTTCCATCTGTCTTCCATTGCTTAGGTCCAATTGCCAATTCAGTATTACCCAACCAAGCACCCCACCAAGAGAATGTTGAGTTAGCAATAATATGACTTTTACATTTAGTCATTAGATAAAAATGTCCAGTATCTTTATAGTCATTACATTCATCCCCAACAATAGTAATGTTAGAAGCATTAATGTTATCTTTACACCAATCAACATCTTCTGAAAAAACAAAATAATGAGGATTACTATATTTTGAATTCATAATACTAATTGCTTTATCATAATATTCTTTATCTAAAACACCATGATAAGAAAAACAATTTGGATTGTAAATATAATCACCTCTTCTAACATGAATTGCAATCGGATTATCTTCTAAAGATATTTTATTTTCAATTCTTTTTGTTTCTTCTGAAAAATTTACATTGAATGTAAATTCTTTTCTAATTTTATCACTAACATTTTTAAACTCTTTAATATTTTGAAACCATCCTTCAAGCATTGTTGCTCCTTCAGGTGTTTCTTCAACATCAGAATAAGATATATTAAAAACATCTAAATCATAACTTCTACCAGTATGTCCATCTTTGACAACCTTTACTTTTTGTTCATGATAAAAAGAAGTGTCAAGTTTTAAATTAGTGAATTGAGAATATTCCTTTAAGGCAGACACTCCAGCTGCATACTGGAACATCTGGTTTCCCAATCCTCCTTGTAAATAAACATATAGGTTCATAATGAATTTTTGTACCACTCATAAGTAGATTCAATACCTTTTTTGAGCGTAATATTAGGTTGCCAATCTAATGATTTAATTTTATCAACATTAAGAACCTTACGTGGAGTACCGTTTGGTTTTGATATATCCCACTCATAATCATTCTCATAACCAACTACATCTACAATAGTTTCTGCAAGTTCTTTAATAGTCACATCCTCACCCGTGCCAACATTAATAATTTCACCATTATCATATTTTTCCATACAAGTATGACATGCTTCTGCCAAATCATCAACATGTAAAAACTCTCTCATTGGAGAACCATCACCCCATAACTTAACAACCCAATACTTACTCTTTTCTAATGAACCATGAAACTTAGCAATCAATGATGAAAGAACATGTCCACTATTAATATCAAAATTATCATTAGGGCCATATAAATTACAAGGCATCAATGATATAGCATTAAATCCATATTGCTTACGATATGCCTGACACATTTTAATACCAGCAATTTTAGCAATAGCATATGCATCATTACTTGATTCTAAATATCCAGATAATAATTGGTTTTCAGTAATTGGTTGTTCAGTAAACTTAGGATAGATGCATGATGAACCTAAAAATAATAATTTTTTAACACCTGAAATGTATGCAGAATGAATAACATTTGACTGAATCATTAAATTTTGATATATGAAATCAGCAGGTGAATCTGAATTTGCACCAATACCACCAACCTTTGCTGCTGCTAGAAAAATATACTCAGGTTGTTCATTCATAAAATAACATTTTACAGCATTTAAATCTGTAAGGTCTAATTCATTTCTTGTTTGAGTTATTATATTAGTAAAACCTTTTTCTTTTAGGTTACGAAAAATTGCAGAACCAACTAATCCATTGTGTCCTGCTATAAAAATTTTAGAATGTTTGTTCATAAGATAGTTTTTAATCCAATATCAAGGTTTATTTTAGGAGAATAACCTAATTTTTTTAATTTTGAAATATCAGGGCATCGACGATTAGTTTCTCCTTTAGGTGCTTCAGAATATTCAATCTCCAAATCACACCCCATTTTATTAAAAAGTTTTTTACACAAATCACCGATGGTGATTTCTTCTTCATTTCCTATATGATATATATTACCATCTTTACCATGGTCTAAAAGTATATTAATACCATCACAAAAATCATCAATATGACAAAATGCTCTTGTTTGTGTTCCATCACCTAAAAGAGTAACTGGTTTTCTTTTCCATGGAAGTATATGATTACAATTTTTTATCTTATCTATCAACTCTGGTATAACATGATCTTTTCCCATATTTGTGCCGTAGATGTTATGTGGTCTAAAAGTTATTACTCTATCAAAATCTTCTCGATGATAATGTTGAGCCATTAATTCATATAAAATCTTTGTCCCTCCATATGAATATCTTGGATTAGTAACGTCAGGAATAATTAAAGGAACATTCTCTGGTGTAGGAATAATTGAAGGTTTTTGGTATGTTTCTGATGAAGATGCTATTAATAACTCTTTAACATCATACCACTTAGCACAGTTATAAACATTCAATAATCCACATATTCCAATATCAATTACCTTACTTGGCATAGAATAAAAGTTTTTTGTTCCATTTATAAATGCTAGATGAATAATACTATCCACACCATTTACTGCTTTATTCAAATCAGTAATTCTAGTAATATCACCTTCATAGTATTTGATATCCTTTTCAACGTCTTTTAAATTTTCAATACTCCCTCTTTGTTGATTATCAAAAACAGAAACTTCATAACCTGTTTTCAATAATTTTTTAACAAGATGATGTCCTATAAATCCACACCCACCAGTTACTAATACTTTTTTCATAATCTCATACCATTAGGGACAGTTGTACTATATTTTTCATTTTCTGTAAGAATATGATCAAAAAATTGAACATTAAGATTTAATTTCTTTGATAAATGATCCATTGCTTTAGTATCTTTTGGAAGACATACTCCACCAAATCCTCTAAAATTTTTATTACATTCTAAGTATTGGAAGTTAATATTACTTCTACCTTTTAAAGTATTTTTCATTTTATTATAATCAATACCCATACTATCACAAATTTCATAAAAACTATTTGCTAAAGTGATCTGATTAGCATTATACACGTTATGAAAATATTTTGCAAACTCTGCCTCAGTTGGACTGCATTGTGAAAATTGTTTAGGATAATCTCCATGACTTTCTTTAATTAATTCAAATACATGATTATCATCAGTTCCAATTATGCAAACTTCATGGTTCTCCATGAAATCTGTAATAGCACATCTTTCTCTTAAAAATTCTGGAACAAAAGCTAGTGATTTAAATTTTTTTTGCAATCTCTCTGTCGTGCCTGGCACAACAGTTGATTTAATACAAGCAATTCCTTTATAGTTATATTCTATCAATTCATCAAGAACACTCTCTACAATACTTGTATCACAACTACCATCTTCACTCTCTGGAGTTGGCACACAAATATAACATACTCTAGTATTCAAAACATCAGTAATTGATGTATCTTTTACTACATCATGATAAAAGATATCATGGCCTAATCTTTCAAATCCAAATTTAATAGCAGTGCCAACCACTCCTAAACCGATAATTCCTATGTTCATACTAATCTCCTAATTTAATCCAATCAGAACAATAAATATCATTGGTATTTTTATCTTTATTATTGGGGCCAAACCATGTGGAAGGTGCAATAACTTTATTATAATTAGATAACCATGCACCCCACCAAGAGAATGATGAGTTGGCAATAATAAAATCTTTACATCTAGACATCAAATATAAATCATGATATGGACTATTACCCTCAGAAATTAAAAATCTATCATCAGAAAATAATTTCTGTTCTTTACACCACGTTGAATCGTCAGAAAAAATTATTACCTGTTGATCTTTAGGAAAGTATTTAAGTGCTTTTGAATAATATTGAAGTGTTTGATTATGATGGTTTTTATAATTTATTAAAAAATCTCCTCGACGAAGATGTAGTGCAATAGGATTTTCAAATACATCCAAGATATCTTGACATTCATTTACAATTTCATTTTTAAAAGAAAAATCTTTTATTATTTCATCACGAATATGTTTAAAATATTTTTCTGTTTGAAAAAATCCATACAAAGATACATTATCAGGACAAGTATTAAATAAATTTTCACTAAATTCAAAATGAGGTTCCTGTATATACTCCACATCTAATGTACCTACAGTTACATCCAGATCAAATGGATCAAATAATTCTGTCCTAAGATGATTTCCTAAAGAATCAACCTCTACTCCATGTTTAGGAATAACATAATCAAATCCACGATGTTTTGCAATACCTTTTAAGGAGGCATATTGAAACATTTGATTACCTAGTTGACCCAATCTACCAATATGATTAAATGCCAGCATTTATTTGCTCACTAATCCATACATAAGTTTTATGAATACCTTCTTCAAGTGATTGTGAATAATCCCATCCTAACTTTTCTCTTACAAGATCATTATTAGAATTACGACCACGAACACCAAGAGGCCCATCTATATGATTTTTTTTAATAGTCTTATGAGCAACCTTGGCAGCAGTATCTACTAACTGATTAATAGTAACCATTTCTTCAGAACCTATATTAACAGGCCCTAAAAAATCAGAATCCATTAGTCTTCTAGTTGCTTCAATGCATTCATCAATGTACAAGAAGGAACGAGTTTGTAAGCCATCTCCCCACACATCGATGGATCCACCTTCCTCCTCTGCGAGAGCGACTTTACGGCAGATTGCAGCAGGTGCTTTTTCTCTTCCACCGTCCCAAGTTCCTTCGGGGCCAAAGATATTATGATAACGGGCAATCCTAACAGGAATGCCATGGTTACGATTGTAAGCCAAGTACAATCTCTCTGAAAAAAGTTTCTCCCATCCATATTCTGAATCTGGTGCTGCTGGATATGCTGACTCTTCACGACAATCTGGATTGTCAGGGTCAAGTTGATTATACTCTGGATACATACATGCTGATCCAGAATAAAATATCTTAGTCTTATTTACTTCATAATCATAATTATGTTCTCTCTGTTTTTCTAACACATTTAGATTGATAGTGACTGAATTCTGCATGATCTCAGCATCATTCTCACCAGTGAATACAAAACCTGCACCACCCATATCAGCAGCAAACTGATAGATCTCATCAAATGATCCTATCATTTTGTAAGGTATTGAATTATAAAAGTTACCTAGATATCCTTTAAATTGTAATACCTTTTTTACAAAATCAGGGTCACGCAGATCTCCTTGAATAAATTCATTTGCTTCAGTATCTGAAAATTCTGGAAACTTAAGATCAACACCACGCACCCAATAACCTTCTTTACGCAGTCTTTTAACCATATGACTACCAATAAAACCACCAGCACCTAATACCAATGCCGTTTTTTTATACTCACTCATAACTTAATAATTCTCATAGTATATATTATACTAAATTATATTTTTATTGTCAATTCTACCATAATCATCATCAAATCTTTCTATATCATCTTCTTCTAAATAAGCACCACTCTGTACTTCAATTATTTTTAAAGGTATTTTACCAGGATTTTCTAATCTATGTTTAATACCAACAGGAATAAATGTACTTTGGTTTTCAAGAACCAATGATTTTTTACCATCAATATGTACAAGTGCCGTACCTTCAACAACAACCCAATGTTCTGCTCGATGAGTATGTCTTTGAAGAGACAAACTCGATCCAGCAGCAACCTCTATACATTTTACTTTATATCTTGACCCTTCGTTTATAACTTCATAGGATCCCCATGGTCTTTCTTCTTTAGTCATCTTTCACATAACATGGAACACCTGCAGGATCTAACCATTTTGTGTATTCAAAATCATCAATGGCAGTTTTAAACTGCATATAATTATCACAGAGATACATGTCTTTGTATCCATTGTGGTTGTTCCACTTTTGAATGCGATAGTCTGGTTGTCCATTCTCCAAGAGATCAGGCATTTTTACATACCTGTATGGTTCATTCTGTACTAATACTTCAATCATATCATCCTCCAGCAGCATCGCATCCAATTTTACTACCAGCAACAACACCTAATGGAATTGCCCACCAACGGCCATCACCTCTTGATACAGCAGCAGCAAGTCCACCACCTAAAATACCACCAGCAATTTTACCATCAGTGCAATCATTATCATCAACTTCATAGTGTCTTTCAATCACTGTTCTTGTTGGTGTTGTAATTGTGGCTTTATTTCTCTCACAAGGGAACTCAATAGTTTCCTTCCAAGATCTTACATAACCAGGATTATCTTCTGTACCTGGTACATATTCTTCTCTATATTCAGATCTATAACAAGTCTTAGAAGATGAATAGCCTGCTTGATAATCATCTGCGACTACAGGAACAGATGACAAAAGCAAAGCAGCAGCAAATAAAATTTTCATTATACTTCAACTCCTTCAAGATCTTGTCTGATACATTCTATTATAAGACCATAATCAGCATCTGGATCTTCATTGTTGTAAGATATTTCATCTTGATAATATCTTTTTAATTTTTTATACAATTTAGGATTTCTAATGTCAAGCAAAAGTTCGTTGTTTACGGCAGCCTTAAGGATACCTATGTCTTTCTTGAATTTTGAAGTAAGTTTCATTACTTTAATTGGTTTACCCTTACATTATAGTAGATATTTGTTATCTAGTCAAGCACTAAGAACGAATAATCAATCCTCCCTCTTCATCATCGTCGTCTTCGTCATCATTCAATTCATCAATTCTATCTTGTAATGATCTATGTAATGGATCTCCAAGATTATGAAGTTCTGGTGAATCTAGTTTAAATCTAGGATCCATCTCTTTTTCGGGTTCATCAAATTTAACCACCATCAATTCATCACCAGGTTTAACATCAGTCATTTCTGGGTGAGGTAATTTAGTTATTTTTCTTTTTTCTATAGTATATCCACCAGGCATTTCATCATTATTCCATACCCTAAGCATCATGAGAGAATATCTTACAGCATATACTAATAAAATAACCCAACATGTTGCAAAAATAATTTCAGATACAGGGTTCATTTACTATCGATTAATTAATCTTCTAATTGGTACTTGCCTTACTTTATCTATAACATCATTCTCTACTCTTTCAACAATTTTATCAAGAACATCTATATCAATCTGCATGAATGGTGGAATGATACCAAGTAAACGAAGTAAACCATCTACAAACAATGCAAGAGCAGTGAACCCAAGAATCATAGAGATAACGGTTGCGTCTCTATTATGCTTTGCCATTGACTCAGCATCTATTCTTCTTGCTTCATCTACTGCTACTTTCACAGCACGGTCAATCATGATGTTTACTTCTTGTTTTGTGTAAGCTACTTTACGTATCTTTTCTTCCATCATTTGACCTCCTATGTCACTAAGGGGAAATTCTTTTATTAGTTCTACCATAGGTTATACTCCCTGCTATCATAATCAAAGTATGATTATTTCTATATCTATTATAACAAGAGTGTCAAGTCATCTCATGAACATAGTTTAATGGTCGTTTGCCCATCTTTTCTTGTTGTTTTCTTTCCAAATCATATAACTTTCTCATCATCTCTTGTTTTTTTTCAATATTATCTAATTTCTTTTGAACTTTTTTTAACTCAGACTCTATAGATCTGTCAGTCATTTTGGTTTTTTAAATGCTTCCCTTATGACCTCCCCACAAAATGAAAAGAGTAGTGAGTTCTGGTCTAAGTGTAATTATTTAGCGGACTTCAAAGTCTAACTTGCGTATTTTACGTTTGCTACGCTCTTTTTGCCATTCAATTTGCTCTGTCGAAAGACCTTCATCTTTCTTAGTAGTATAAGTATTCAACATAGTAACTTGACCTAAATCAACAGCTGATATTACATGTCCTTTAATGGTTGTCATATTTACACAACCACAACATACTGACTTTCCTGCAGCAGCCTTTATCTCCTTACCACAGGATTTGCATCTTACTCTAATTGGTTCCATTTTTAACATTCTTACTTTTACTTCATTCACTTTTTAACAATCTTTAGACATGTCCTCTGCCATATTTCCACCGATCTCTGCACCTTGGTTACCACCAAACATTGCTACCCATCCTGCTGCTACCCATCCTACGAATGGTATAGTGCTAAGAGTAGGTGCTGCTGCTGCACCAACGCTAGTACCTACAAGTCTACCCGTTCCTTCTGCTGACCCGATTGCTTTAATACAAGCTTCTGATTTTGCTGCAGTTATCTCCTTTGCCTGTTCGTCAGTCAAACCAGGTTTACCATCTAACCAAGATCTATGATTTGAAACTGCACCACCTTGGTTGGTTGAACCATCCATAAAGTATTCTTCAGTAATTTGAGTTGTCTCATTTGCAAGACCTAAGAAACCACCCTTCTCTTTAATATCTTTAGTGACAAAAGCAGTCTTGGGATCGTTTGCTTTGTAAGCTATCTTATATCCATCCTTAGTCACTTCTGCCTGATAAGTGGTGTAATCACCTACAGGTAATTTTAAATCTGGTAATTTATTTTGTTGTCTAGTTGATAAGAGACCTATCATAGATATATGTGATACACCTATAAGAGTTCCTAAACTAATTCCAATCCACTTATTCATTTTATTAAATTTGAGCACAAACTAAAGAACGAGGAGTAACAGCTCTACATTCAGTTACTGTTTTCTTTGACATCAATACCATAACTACAGATAATTGAACAATTATGATAATTGGAAACAAATATTTTAATATATCTTTAGACTTAATTTCCATAAATGTTTCCAAACCTTAACTTATATATATCATTTACCAATCTGGATAAAGATAATTGGCAAGAAGTATAATTAAAACAAATAGTATAGAGTAAACTACTATCACCAATCATCCTCCATCTCTATTTGCTGTGCAGGACAAGGTGGTGTTGTTCTGTGATAGTTGATATGCATTAACTCTATAAACACAAGAGAACAAACCAATATCATATTGATCTGAAACAACGGATGTTTGAGTAAATTCATTATATAAAAAAGACCCCTACTATGTAGAGGTCTTTGTAAAGTTGTTACTGAACCTTAGAATGTGAACTTAACACCTGCTTTAGCAGACCAGTCAACATCGTCTTCTGCAGTTACACCAGAGATTTCTCCGTAGAACTTATCATAAGATCCACCGACGTATCCAATGAATTCTACATCACCGAACTCATCAGCAGTTTCTGTATGAGTTACTGTTGGGCCACCAGACACGTACCAACCGATACCTGATTCTGTTGCTCCTTCGTATCCAACTACTGCTTCAAGTCCACCAGATGTGTATGCACCATCAGGATATGAACCACTTGCTTCCAAATTAACGTATGGACCAGCAAAGGCTGCACCAGCGAATAGGAATGGAGATGCTGCTACTGCAGCGATTGTTGATTTAATCATTTTTGTTTATAGTATCTCGCAAGGCATTAAAAAACCTGCGGATGGAAATTCTTTCGACTAGAATTTTACATTCTACGCAGGGGACGATCTTTCGGGCCTTTGTTCTATGTAATGGTATTTAGTTTAACACAAGGTTAAGAATGTGTCAAGTGTTACGAAATCAAACTATTCATATGAATTATTTTCTGGAAAATCATAAGGGCCTTGAAGTTTCTTTTCATGATCCCTCTCATCTAAAACTTCATTAATAAGATCTTTCAATTCAATCTTAAGTGCATCTGATATAATGTTTCTTTTGTTTACCTGTAAAGGTGGTATGGCAGCACGTTGTTCTTCGATACTTCTGCCACTAATGCCATCTCCATATGACATTCCTTGAGTATCTATTTTAGACATTAATCAGTCAATCCGATCTGTACCTCTGCCCAATCCCTATCAAACTGTGCCAATCCAGCATCAGTTAATACATGCTTATACATCTTATCAAATACTCCTGTTGGTATAGTACATATGTTAGCACCATACTCAAATGCTCTACCTACATCTCTTACATTTCTGATAGAAGCTGCTAATATTTCAGTCTGTTTCCAATTTTGTTTTGCATATACATTCGCAATATCTTTTATAAGACATAGACCACCATATGAATTATCATCAACTCTACCTACAAATGGTGAAACATATGTTGCACCTGCTTTTGCAGCAAGTATTGCCTGTGCTGGTGAAAATATAAGAGTTACATTTACTTTTATCAAGTCTTTTGATAACTGTTTACATACCCATAAACCATCTGGTGTACAAGGAACTTTAATTGTAGTTTGATCTTTACCAAATTTTTTAACAAGTCTTGCTCCTTCTAAAGCCATAGAGGGAGCATTACCCACCACCTCCATACTTATATCGGGTATACCCAAGTCAATTAACTCTTGGTATACATCTTCGGGATTTCTACCACTCTTCATAATTAAAGAAGGATTGGTAGTAATTCCATCTACCAATCCAGTATCATATCCTTCTTTAATTGCTTGAGTATCTGCGGTATCAAGAAAAATTTTCATAGTCTTTGATGAATTGTTCATATTATTTCTCTTATATAGTCAAAAAAGAGGGAGGTTGGGTTCCTGTGTACCAACAAATAACGGGCATTACTACAGAAGTAAAAACGTTATTGCCTGAGACCCGATTGGTTGAATCGGTTCTGCATCGCTGCAGCAGCACCACCTGTGTCTCATCACCTTAACTAGCGGTTGCCAGTAAGTTTATTCAGTCACTCCCATGTTGCGTCCAACAAATATAATATATTACAATTTTAGATTATTGTCAACCCTTATGTGCCAGTTTGCTAACTGGCATATTTATTATTCTGCTGATTGTTTTACCACTTCTGGTTCCACTGGTATTTGTGGTTCTGGTAATGGTGCTTCTTCTCCTTCTTTTGGAAGAGTTACACCAATTTGCTGTAAGTATTCTATTGCACCCAATGCACGAAGAACTAATTCTTTTTTTGCTGCTGCCTTATTATTCAATTCATTTATTTCATTAACAAGAGTTTGCCTTTGTTCTAGCAAACTTGCAAGATGTTGTTGTTGCTCAGACATAATAAGTAATTAATTAATATTTGTACTGATTTATATATACAGTTTTTTTTATCCTAAATAGAGCAGTAAGTAATAAGTATTTTTACACATGAAGAAACTATTTACCTTATTATTGTTTGCGGGTTTTAGTTCTCCTGCATTTGCGGATATTACACATAAACTAAGTTCAAGTGTTCAGTTAACCGTGAATGCTGCAGCCACTCAAGTTGAGAGAGTTGGTAACACCTATGCGGTAAGTGGAAATGGTCTCGATAGCACATATGGTTCTGGTGACAGTGCTGTAACCAATGGTATCGGTGCAATGACATTTTCTTCAGGTGTAGGTGATCCTACGGCAACTACATTTACACAAGATGTTCCAGGTGCAAGTTTCAGCTTAAGTCAGTCATTCGTTGCTGGTGATGCATTAGTAACAAGTGCTCCAACTACTGGTGCTGTAAGTGCTCTATCAGATCAAGTTTCAACATCAGCTGGTACAGCAGGTACTCTAGCTGGTACTATCACAACTGCTGGAGCGATGACGGTAACAAGTGGTGGAGCTGGTACTGTGGCTGTTGGGCAATTTGTAAACGAGTTGACAATAAATTAGATTTGTGATATCATGAAAAGATATAGTATACTACTACTTCTTTTTAGTATCATACCATCTGCGTATGCAGTGCCCGTGGTCCCAAATTTTACACAGGGCTCAATGACTTCAAACACGGAAACGACTTCCACCGTGACGGAGACGATAAATTCGATGCAATACGATACGGGCTATCAGTATGTAATAACGGGCACAAACATACAACACGATGGAAGCACTATTTCGGCACCTAACACTAACCAAAATAGTAATACACTGAATGGAGTGACTTCGACATGGACTGGTTTAGATCACACACAAAAGCCAAACTTCACAATGGTAACACCAGGAGATCCCTTTCAATTCACGGAAAGCTATTCTGGGCCAGGCCTGAAAAATCACACAATAATAAATCGCACGACCACTATCCAAAGCGTAACAAATACAACCAGCACTTTCTCAAACTGATTTCAATCTGTTTACTTGGATCAGTAACACCTACGTTTGCGAGTGACATAGGTGGTGTATCAGCAACAGCAAACCCAGTAGCCAACTCTTCAGGCTCAGTAACGAATCAAGCTATACAAGTATTACAAGGACCGTATATAACTAACACATATGGTAATGGGATACAATGCCAAGGTCCTACCATGAACGTTACCCCCTTCGCCACAGGAAATATCGCCATAAAGCGGCCGTATGAGGATTATTGGATGGATCCCGTGTACAATAATGTTGACGCAAATGATGATGATGTACCAGACAATCCAGGGGAAATTTTGTTTTATAAACCAACAAGAACAGGTCAGAAAGACAGTAGTACAGTGTCACTTGGTGTCTCTGCTACATGGTCTAAACCATTAGATAAGAAGTTACAAGAGCAATGTAAACAGGCAGCAGCAGCAAATATTAATTTAATGAATCAGGCAGTCGCAAATAAAAGATTAGATTTTGAGATAGCTCGTTTGAAGAACTGTGGTGAATTAATGAAAGCTGGTATCATGTTCCATAAAAAATCACCATACTATAAGGTATGTGCAGACGTAGTATTAGTTAATCCACCAGGTGTTGTTGCAGAGCATACTCATAAAATTAAAACAAAACCACCCATCAGTAAGGATGCGAGTGTTTTAAAAACCATTTCAATCGGAAGAACTAAGAGATAGATTACTTCCTCTTGATAGGTGGTAGTCCTTTCTTTTCACGATACTTATTTGTTTCAATTTCTGATTTAGATAATTGTCTAACGTTTTTACCTAATTTTTTCTGAATAGTAGTCCATATCTTTTTGATTACAGGTCTTATAATTCTTATCAATAATGGTGTCGCTGCTGCACCTGCTGTAGCCACCACTGCAAGTGCTGTCACAGTTGATGTTTGATTTAGTGGTGGGAGAAATTTTTCAACAGTTGTAGTTGGTTCATATAATGTCTCACAGGTTTTGCCACCCTCAATAAGTCGATGACCAATAACTCTTTCATCACCTGACTGAGTTATATCACCAATCCTTAATTGGCCTGGGCCAGGACAAGGCACTTCTTGTTTTGGATCTGGTATTTCATCAGGTGTGAACTCTGGTGGTGTGGGTGGTGGTGCAACAGGTGGTGGTGGAGTTTCTCTTGTGATTATTAATTGCTCTGGTTCATAATTCATTGCATCATATGTTGGATATTCACCATGTGGGCATAAAGTTGTTGTGCCTTTTTCATCTTGATTTACAAGATCTTTATCAAAAGGTAATCGAGTAACTTTATCCTGATTGTCCTTGTGCATCTTGACACAACCAGGTATCTCTACAATCGGGAATCCAATCTGTAAAGTTATAGGTGGATCATTATTAGGAACAAAAGGCACACCATTTAACCATACCTCATTTGTACCAAATTTTGGTATTACAATATTTGGAACATTAATTTGTTTTATTTCCGACATTTACACCACCTGTCTCTTTAGGCATCATGAATTTAATTTGTTTAATGACCTCATCTTCTATTACCTTCTGCATCCAATCTCTATTTTCTTTAATTGTAGATTCTCTAGTAAAATATACTCTTAGAGCAGATGCTCCTAACATAACAACAATAATAAAAGATGTCATTGCACAAATATCAATAATAGTTCTTTTCATCATCCTCCACTCCAATCCCAATTCCAAGGCAAAATTGCTAGACCAAAATAAGGCATAAGAAAATAGTGATCCATTAAAATTAACACAGGTACACCAATAAGTAATTCAATAGCAATTTTCTTTTTCATAGGCAATGTTTCTAACCATCGTCTATATGAATTATTTCTTGCACGTTGAAATAATCCTGTTTTATTACCAATAAGATTTGCCCACCATTGTACATCAAGTATATCCTTTAACCAAATAAGAGGTGTCAATAACCACTTAATTTGTTTACTCCATCTAAGACAAACATATACTACTGTTACGATGAATAGAATTATTAATAGAATACCAAATATTTCAGACATTATCCAGCATCTAATGTACCGAATGACCTACGTATCTCACGCAATTCTTCAAAATCTTTCTTTTTAGTTCCTCCATCATATGACCACGCATAACCTTGAACAATCATTTTTTCGTTGAGTGATACATCATCTTCGCCAACATATAACCAACCAAGAAGCCTACCATACTTACCCATGCCACCCTTAAGTTCGGTTCTAATAGTAAGTTCGTCGTCTCCTTTAATGGCAGCATTTAACTCTTCTTTCATCCAGTTAGTAGCATCTAATCCCAATGCTTTCTCTTCCAAGTCTCTTGTTCTCTTCTCTGGTGTATCAACTCCTGCAATTCTAACTCTTTCTTTCTTGTATAGATCAAACCCAAGATCAATGGTGACATCAATAGTATCCCCGTCAACAACACGATTAATCTTCGTTACTCGGAAGTTGTAACAACTCTTCCGATTTGGTGGAACCATCGCACCCATCTTCATACTCCATAAGTGTATTATTTAGCATTTCTTCAACTGGAGTTCTTTCTTGTTCAGATTTCCAATTTCTCATTTCCTGAATCATTGTGTTTGGATTTATGGGGGATGTTACTATGAATAACGGGGTTAGGATTCCAATCATCGTATTTAAATATCCAGTATATTGTAACACATACTCCTACTAAAAGTATAGCTATCATAATATTTACACCTTGAACAACTTCAATCATCTCTTATCCATCTTCTTATCCACCTTGGTAAATAAAATATTGAAAATGAAACACCCCAAAAAGTCATCAATACTGCTAAATGAAATAATCTGTAAGAATTGAATATTAATCCAAGACCTACAAATATCATCCAAACATAATCTAATGTACCATGGAACCTATACCAAATATTTTCACCAAATTTTTTAATAAATTTATTTCTTTGTCTTGCGAACCATGGTGATACATGTCGCATCATAACAAATCCTTCATTAAAAAACATAACAAAAAATCCAATCCAAAAAATCATACTAAGATTTTATCTCCATATCATTTAATCCCTTAACTTCAGAAGGAGTTTCTATAACTTCAGGAGCAAATTGTTTTTTCTCTTTCTCATCCCAAATTTTTTTAATTTCTTCTGCCTGAATATCAATATCTCTCATTGTATTTGCAACCTTAACATCAATCCATTTTTGTTTTAACCATTCAATAAAACCTAATGCAAGGTGTTGTACAAATGGGTTTTTAAATTTTTTCTTAACCCATCTTTCAGCTTTATCATACCAAGGATCCACACCCTTGCCAAATTGTTTTTCAAATTCGATTTTCATAAAATTGCCTCCATTATGAATTCTTTAGATAATATAGGATCATCAAACAGATCTAATTGTATTTGATCTGCGTCTACCTCAACATCATCCTTATTCTTACGACAATGTAACCAATAATATGTGCTATCTTCTCTCTTATAAAAATAACTGGTGTTATGTGAGTCAAGACAAAAACAAGCAAGCATATGAGGATATGTAATCTTACGATTAGGATCTGGTTTGGTTGACTTACCCATGTTCGCATACATGGGTGTCTTACCACTACCGTGAGGAGTAGGTAAGTTTATACCATGATCTCCAAATAAATCATATCCTTTAGTCACGTTGTCTCCAATCATCTGATCTCTTATCATTACGGAACCAATCTGCTATATCATCTGCACCACCGAAACCCTTTTTATGTTTCCTTGGATCCGAGTCTCCTATATCCAAGTACTTAAGAAAAGTTGAGTCTGTATCCGTTGTTAATCTTCTTGCTGATGACAACATACCTCTCGCTGATGTGTTTGCCTTTGCTAATTTTTCTGCCCATATCATATCATCTAAACTTACTTCTTGATTTGCTGCAATAGATTTACAGATACCTTCTAACCGAAGGCGATATGCGGTTGATAACATAAACTAATATATGTGATTAGTATTATCTATGCAACCATCATCATCGCTTTTTGTAATTCTTTGGAATGCTCATATTCATCTTGAGCAATCTCTGCAATCTTAGTATCTAAGGGATGGTATGCACTGTATTTTGTATAGGTTTCAAATGCATGTTTCTCAATCTTCATGTTGATGTCGTAAGCGTTAACAGGATTGAAAAGATAGTACCCAACCATAATCCAATAATAAAGTAAAACAAGATGTTTGGCAAAGAAGCGGTCAACCCAATACTTGTTACCTTCTCTAAGCTCCATTTCTTCCAGATGTTCTGTTTCATTGAGTGCCTGATAGAAGTGTTCCTTCATTAGATATACGTGTTCTTCTCCACGCAGTCCAAGACTTTCACGAAAATGTAACACAGATATGAATGCAAAGTAAGGTGCTCTTGCAATTACTTCTAATACCCAGAACCTTTGAAAGTCTCTACCTCTATAAAGAAAGTCTAAGATATAGATTGTGATATCTAAAACTGTTGTATTAAATTTTTTCATTCTAAATTAGTATCTATGAGTATATATACTTATACTAATATTGGATGGGCCCATGCCATTGGTATAAGGAACGCTGCTGTTCCACAAATCAAACCAAAGATAATACAGGTTGATCTGATGGGGAGGTTTTTCATTATTAATCCTCCTTAATACAATACTCACAAGAAAGAGGACTTGCCTTTATGCTAGGCAGATCCTCTTTTGCTTGTTTTATTGCGTGATATGCATCATCTGCGTACTCGCAGATTTCGTAATGATTGTTTTGTAGGTCGTGATAACCGACTATGTAATGCTTTTGTTGTGTTAGGGGCATGATCTTTCAATCCCGTACTAAAAAATATTTATAGCATAGAATGAGTAATTTTGCTTAGTTTAGTGTGGACTTCCTGACTATGTTAGAGAACCTGAATAACCCCTTTTACATCAGGAATCTCCATCATTAATTTTTTTTCTATACCCTGTTTCAAAGTCATAACACTCATGGCACATGTCTCACATGCACCGCCAAGTCTTACCTTAACATAACTATCTTCAGTCTCAACATACTGTAAATACCCACCATCTGCCTCTATGTAAGGTAAAAGTTCTTCAAGGACTGTTATTATATTTTCATCATTTAATTCCATTAAAGTATAATTGCACCAATAGCAAATCCTTTTACAAATGCCAAACAAAGCATTTGATAATCAGTCAAGTTAAACTTGTCTTGAAATTTTTTTGTCCATTTTTTATCCCATTCTTTAAGATCGTGAAAAGATTTTTTTAAATTAAAATTCCACATACTATTTTACATCAGGAACAATTTTTACAGGACCTTGTTCGATACGAATAGTCTGTGCAGGTGCAGTTTCAGATGCTTTTGCAATCAGAAACTCCATATCTTTCTTAGAAATATTTGCACTACCACTACCATCAGCACCATTTTTCTTCTTACCTGCTGCTTGAACTCCGAAAGTAGCCAAGGTTCCTGTGAAAACTGAGGCTATAAATGTCGGATCCAGTTTTTGCTCTGGTATATTAAATGCAGTTGGCAACTTAACATATGCTAAAGTTAGGATTCCTGCAGACCATACAAGAACAGAAAGTCTTACGATTGTAGATAAGAATGCCAGTTGCTCTTCCTTATCATCAATACCTTCTTTGATTTTACTAATGATACCTTTCTTTTTTGGTTCTTCTTTTTTAACTGCTTCAGCCATGAGAATATTAATACCTATTGATATATAGGTATATTCAAATTAAAAACCAAGACCAGAACTTGGAGTAGGAAGACCAATTCCAGTTTGTGGTATAGATGGTGAATTGTCAGATCCTAGTGGGAGTGTAGACTCACCACCCAATCCTCCAAAACCTCCCAAAGATCCAGTAACTGATTCCATAATTTGAGATTTAACTCCATCAATGATGGATGCCCTATTGAGATATAGATATACCCCACCACCAACAACGGCACCAGATACAGCGAAAGACGCAAGAGCAAGTACATTAATTAATTTTTGCATTTTTTTATTTTTCAAGTATTTTATTTAGTCATACTCACTACCTTCTCCAATATACTCTAAAGAAAAAATAGCATGATCTTTTGCATCAGGATCTAACCATTCTTCAAATTCTTGAACAATACTAAATGCATCATCATGTTTCTTAGCCACACTTAATTTAGCAACTCTATCAAGAACCCATGTATGATTATGTTGAAGTATTTGTTCCAAAGTTTCCATAATCTTTTTTCATATATCTACCAAGAATGTTACTATTATAATACATCGGTGTCCCGTCGTCAAGTGCTTCCATCAACACATTGTGTAGGAATAACTGTTTTGTCTCTTCGTAGTTTACTTTTCCAAGGGTTTTGTGGAGGGATATGATTTCTCTTCTGAAATTATCTTTACCGTATTCTTTAACGTCTTGTTTAAGTTCGTCAGAGCTTCCGTAATACCGCTTCCAGTCAGACTCTGACGTAACACGTCGCTTGCCTCCTTTAGGTTTTCGTTTCTGGTAGAAATACTTTCTTCCGATGTATTGTCTACCATTTTGTATATTAGTAATCCTGTAGACGTAACCGAAGAAATTGCCAATATCGTCAGAAGTGAAAGTTGTACCTTTGTAGTACCAGGGATTTTCATAATCTCCTTCCATTTCATAATTTATATCATTCTTCGTTATTTAGTTCTTTAATTGCTAACAAAGTATCTAAAGGAATCCAAGTAGGATTTTCATTCTTAAACTGCACTTCAACCTCAGTATAAATTTTTTGATAAAATTTACTATAAGTTTCTCTTGTGTTTAATACATTACCGAAAGGGCTCATCATTTTAACCTCCAACTAGTTTATCATAATCATCCGCAGCATCACGAATTGATTTTTTAAGTTCTTCAATATCCCAGACAATCTCTTTAGAGTTTAAATCCTGAGAAAGTGTCTTTTTTGACATCTTGTTTGATTCCTCCAACAATGTAGGATTCAACTTCTGTTTCTTGTGGTGCCACTTGAAGACCCTTAGAAGATATCCAATGTTCTGTCCAAGGTAATGGATTATTTTTTGCAGGTATATCATAGATTGGTTTAATTTTTAATGCTTTTATTCTACGATTAGCAACCCATTCAACATATTGATGAAGGAGTTTATCATTCAATCCAATCATAGATCCATCTTTAAAAAGATATTGTGCCCATCTTTTTTCCTCATCTACAGTATTCTTAAATGCCTGAATTAACCAAGGTTCTTCTTCCTTAACAATTTCAATCATTTCTGGATCATCACCTTTTCTCCAATTGTTTAATATGTTTTGGGTGATTGCAAGGTGTTGGTTCTCATCTCTCGCAATGAGGGATATGATTTTTGCGGATCCTTCCATGAGCTTGAGTTCACCGAAAGCAAAAGAGCAAGCAAAAGATACGTAAAAACGAATACCCTCCAAGATGTTGACATTAGCGACTGCCCTGTATAAATGTTTTTTAAGATCTTTACGTGTCCAATCAGCAGATGGAGATCCTTGACTATCTTTTCTCCATAAATTACCACTAGCCCATTCCTGTGCATAGTTGATAAAATCATCATATGCTTTAGTAACACTTCCAGCACGTTCTAAGATTTTTTCATCATTAAGAATAGTATCAAATACCTCAGAAGGATCTGAGTATATATTTTTAATAATATATGTATAAGAACGACTGTGGATCATCTCCATAAGTTGCCACACATTCATACACCCCTCCAATTCAGGAAGAGAACAGTATGGAGCAAATGCCATACCAGGTGCTCTACCCTGAACACTATCAAGCATAGTCTGATACTTCAAGTTAGAAGTAAAGATATGTTTCTGTTCTGGACGTAACTGTTGATAGTCTCCTCTATCTTTTTGTAATGAAACCTCTTCGGGTCTCCAGAAATATCCTAACTGAGACTTAGTTAAATTTTCAAATGCAGGATACTTGTAGGTATCATAGCGTTGCACTCCTAATGGAGCACCAAAAAACATTGGTTGTTTCTTAGTATTAACCTCGTTGGTATTAAATACCGTCATATTTTCTACTTTAGATGGCACAGCTTTCACAAACCTCCTCTTCAGAATTTAGTATATCATCAACCAAAGATTGTAATTGTGTATGTCCTTGAATACCAACACCGTCTTCATTATTAGAAACTGATAAATCAATTTCATCAGTCTTTACATCATAAGTATTTTGATAGTATGATGTTTTCCACCCTAACTTATAAGTGGTTAGAAGATCTTGTGCCATCACACTAACAGGAACTTCATTATCTGGATAATGTTCTGGATTATAACTCCAGTTCCCACTAATTGCTTGATCAAAAAACTTTTGCATAACTGCAACTATGTTAATATAACCAGTATTGCTAGGCATATCCCACAGCAACGTATAATTATTTTTCAAAGTTCCATAAGATGGAACTATCTGCTTAAGTGGTCCTTTCTTTGATTTTTTAATAGACAAATAACCTCTTGGAGGTTCAATACCATTGGTGGCATTACAAACTACAGAGGAGGATTCTGAGGGCATCTGAGCAGATAATGTGCTATTACGAATACCATATTTCATAACTTCTTCTCTAAGAAATTCCCAATCACATTTAAGTTCATTGGAAACTATATCATTAACATCTATTTTATAAGTATCTATTGGAAGAATACCTTGAGCATACTTTGTCCTATCAGAATAATCACACCTACCTTTTTCTTTTGCAAGGTTAACTGATGCTTTGATAAGATTATATTGGAATGCTTCTGTTACTTGATGCACTAACTCCCATGCTTGCTTATCTTCATATTTAACACCATTCTTAGCAAGATAATGTGCTAGACCTATAAAACCAACTCCGAGGGATCTACGTGACTTTGTAGCGATTTCTGCTGCCCTGACGGGATATCCTTGAAAATCAATAAGTTCATCAAGGCTCCTAACAGTAAGATCACAAAGGCTTTCAAGATCCGAAACATCCCTAATTTTGCCAAGATTAATAGCAGAAAGAATGCAGAGAGCAATTTCTCCATTTTCATCGTCAATATGATTAATAGGTTTAGTTGGTAACGTAATTTCTTGACACAAGTTGCTCATCTCTACCTTATCCAAGAAGGATGAGTGAGAATTACAATGGTCAATATTCATAATGTATATTCTACCAGTTTCTGCTCTTTCTTTCAAGAGGTCTAATATAAGTTCTTGAGCACTAATTTTTGTTCTTGGAATTGATAAGTCTCTTTCAAATTGTGTGTAAAGATCGTCGAAGCTATCAGTCCCAAAACTATCATAGAGACCAGGTACGTTATGTGGACTAAAAAGAGATATCTCTTGGTTGTTACAGAAACGTTCATAAAATAATTTTGATATTTGTATACTGTAATCTAACTTTCTAACTCTGTTGTCTTCTGTTCCTTTGTTGTTTTTGAGCACGAGGATGTCTTGGATTTCCTGATGCCAGATAGGAAAGTGGACAGTGGCTGATCCCCCTCTAATGCCGTTTTGAGTACAGCACCGAACAGTTGCCTCGAACTTTTTAAGGAAGGGAACAACACCTGTGTGTTGAACTTCTCCACCCCTGATTTTACTGTTGATACCCCTGATCCTACCTGCGTTGATACCGATACCAGCCCTCTGTGCGACATATTTGCCAATAGCCATATCACTGCTAAAGATACTATCGAGGGTGTCATCAATATCAACCAGAACACAAGATGCAAACTGACGAATGGGTGTTCTGACCCCTGCCATGATTGGGGTTGGGATGTTGATTCTGTGTTTGGAGATTGCGTCATAATACTTTTTAACGTAGTCTAATCTTGTTTCTTTTGGATATTTAGAGAATATGGTTGCAGATATCAAAAGATACATGAACTGTGGTGTTTCATACACATTTCCAGTGCTTCTATCTTGTACTAGATATTTGTCAACTACCTGACGAAGACCTGCATAAGTAAAAAGATAATCACGATCATGATCTATAAATGATTGAAGTTTCTCAAATTCTTCATCTGTATATAATACCATTAATTCTGGATCATATACACCCTTCTCTACACATTTTGCAACATGATCTTTGACTAAAGGATTTTCATGTATCCTACCATATAATTGTTTTCTTAAAGCAAAAAGAAGAAGCCTAGCAGCAACAAACTGATAATTAGGATGATCTAAATCTATAAGATCAGAGGCACTACGAATAAGTATGTCCTGTATTTCTTGTGTCGTAATCCCATCATAGAGTTGAAGACCTGATTGAATTTCTACTTGACTAGCAGAAACTGCTGCTAATCCATCACATGCCTGTTCTACCATAACATGCATTTTTTCAAGGTTAAGAGGTTCAATTGAACCATTCCTTTTCTTAACTTTGGTGCCGTTGCTCATACCTTTTTCCAGTTGTTAAATTTTACTTTTGCTTCTAAGTTTGAATATGTATTTAATTTTAATATAGACATTATATTATGTCCAGAGAGTATCATATCATTAATATCTTTTTCAACTATTTCATCTGGCCAGATGATAACCTTATCTCCTCTATCAATTGTTTTTGAGATTCTGTTGAGGATTTCTCTGTTACGAGGTTCGTTATCATAAACCCAAATATAATTGCTCCAACCAAACGTCCGAGGATCAAGGTCACTCCCACACATCGCCACGGAATTATCCACGAAGAGGGAGTCAAACGGTCCTTCAACAATGTAAATCGGTTTTGTTTCATTGATTTTATCTAATCCGTAAATTTTTGGAGCATCATCATTAATCATGATGGTAATATATTTAACAAAGTTTGGGCCTAGACTTCTTCCCTGAAAACCGATAAGGTTACTTTCCACATCATACATTGGTATAATGATTCTACTTTCATCTCTAGTAATGGTATCAAATGTTTGTTTTTGAGTGTTTACCCACTTCTTAAACTTATGAGCAAAGTAAAACTTAGTGGGATCTAATTTTCTTTTTTCAAGATATTGTTTAGCAATAGGAACCTCTGATGCCTTTGGTAAATCTAATTTTTTTTCAAAGACTGGTTTCTTAAAATCAAACTTAGGTTCATCAATAACAAAATTTTTACCAGTATGACCCTCTTTAAACTTCTCAAGACAATATTGTTTATGAAGTGTTGTATCAATCTGTTTAAGAAAATTATTAAACGACAAACTAGCACCGCAGTTATGACACTTGTAATTAGTGTTTGTCTTGATTTGGTAAAAATACCCTCTTGCTTTATTTTTGTGCTTCTGAGAATCACCACAGATTGGACAACGAAAATTAAAAAGATCTGCTTTAACTCTTTTAAATTTCTGAAGTCTTGAAGATACGAGACCAATATATTTGGAATCAATAATATCCATTACTCACCTAAAGTATGAATGACAGGTTTTTCTGTTAATAGTATAGCATATAAATCTGGATTAATAGCACAAGATCTTGGTATAAATTCCTCTGATGCCTTAAAACCTTCATATCTTTTTGCCTGATTAATTACAATTGAACCTTTCTCTCCTGATATTGAACGATGATATGTATTCCGTGGTATGACCAATGCACCACTCTGACGATTTAAATGAACAATATGATAGCGATACTTCCAACCAAAGTTAACTAATTCAAAGGTTCTTTCCCCTGAGACTACTCGATTATAGTCATCTTGATATTTGTGTAGGTAAAATTGTTTTGCTCCTACAGTGTCATCTGGAGGTGATATAGCAGCATCAGTATGAACAACAAGGTCAGCTGCATTTGATTCATCTACAGATATATCATAAAAAATAACATCCTGTGTTTCACGGAACACACGATGTTTCCTAAATTCAACTTCACTCATTCTATAGTAATTATTTTTTCTGTATTATACTTGTTTCTACTGATGGTGTCAATACCGAACCTAAAATTCTTTGTCCCACTGGACTAACAAGAAAACTTATTATACTTAATGCACCGAATATACTCCACATCTTTTTTTCCATTACACGAAGTCTGTCATCTACCTTACGAATATCTCTCTCACACCCCTTCTTAATCTCTGTAGTTGACCTTTCCAAGTCCTTGTGTAACGATTCAATCTTCTCAAATAATACCGCATCTATTCTATCCTGTTTGTCTAATTTTTCATCATGGACAGCAAGCATCTGCCCCATCTTAATAGAATTATCACTAAGAGTATCAATTACTTTCTCTAATCGTTCTAATAAAGCAGCGTTAGCATTTGAATTATTATTTTCCATTCTATAGTTTATTTGAAATATTAGACATTTGTCAATTCCAGAGTTTGTTTATTTTTTCTTCAAGTTCAATAATTTTATCATGATCAGATGCATCACTACTACCACCACCAGATGATTGAAGTTCCTTAACTGCATTCTCTAAAGCAGTAAGTCTATCATCAACTTTTTTCTGAGTAGCACCAGTAGGTATTGGATGTGCTTGTGCTTCTAATGCTTTAAGTCTTGCTTCTACTTCAACATCATACTTAGACATTGCTGCTCCGCTTGCAGACTTTGCTGCTGTACCTTTTGCCATAATGACCTCAATTATTATATAATTATTTAGACAAAAAAAAGACCTCCGAAAAGATCTTTTTTAAATTTTTATTTTTTATTCTTTGTTCTTCTTTGAATTCTTGCTAGGTCTTTAAAAAATGGATTCCAGTCTCTCATTTTCTTTTTTCTCAAATCAACTGGTGGATCATCGCCAGCTTGAGAGGTTCCAGCAATGGCACCTCCTCCAACAGAATTTGTAGGTGCATCTTCTTGAAGACGATACTTACGAACTATATCACTTACATTTTCTATGGGAGATTTAATATTATTATCCATTAAATTGCCTTTAGTAAAGATAAACAATTATTATCTGTTTCTATTAAATTAATTTCAGTTTTAGGGTATTCAGATATTCTATTCAAAAATACGAGAAAACTTTTCAAATAAGGCCAAAGTTCTTCTTCTAAATTATAGAATAGTAAAGGTACCGCAGCATCATTAAAAACATTAAATAAAACTGTGAGATGATTTAATATGAGATGAACTTTAAGTTCACCTGTATTTTTATAGCGTTTAAATAATCTTTTAATATATTTAATACGTTTTAAATCATCCTCAAAATCTTCTTTTGTTAATGCCTGTGGATTATCATAGAATTTTATAGCAAAGAGCATATAATTGCTCTCATTCAATTCATTAAACTTCATATCATATTATATTAAATTATTCGTTAGTTGGATAAGCAATTCCGTTAGAACCAGTTGTGATACCAGATGTAGCAACTAATATTTCAGATTTAACTCTGAGATTATTATGTCTGTCAATATAAGTTGTAACACCTACCCAACCAGAACCACTTGTTCTAAATTCACTACTACTTCCATCATATAGTTGGGAGGTTGCATCACTAATACCATAGACTACTTTATCGTATCCAGAATTTTTCTCACTATAACTAAAATCACCTACGGTAGATGATGGAAGTTCACTTATATAAAAAGCAGTACCACCAGCACCACCAATTGCAGCCCCACTAAGACCTGCAGTGGAAGCAATGCTCAATAAGGTAGCACTCGTAATACCACTAATAACAGCATCACCAAAATATGTAGTTCCAGCACTGACTTTATCACCTCTAAAACCAAATCTTATTACATCACCAGTTTTAGCGGATCCGACAGCACCAAAAGCAGTTCCATCTCCAGTAACAGTCAAATCATCATAACTCACTGTTACCACTCCAGCTGAGGTTACATTATCGTTATTTCCCCAAAGAGCCATGTTTTTTACCTATTAAAAATTCTTTTCTAAAGATATTTATATATCTCTAATATTAACGAGTCTGAATTGCTTTCTCAACCTGTTCTAATAATTTATCATCCATATCAGTCTTAGTTAACTTAACTGCTTTTTTGAGAATGATTAAACACAGATCGACAAGTTTTTCACCGAGTTCTGCATCGTCTGGAATTTTATTTACTGCATCACCGATAATTTTGGATGCTAAAGGAAGTAAGAATGAAAACATAATGTTACGAATATCTAATCTATATATACATCAATCATATACTTTTTGACCTTTTACTATACGTCCAGATCCTTTTCTATCATAAAACTTGATACCTTTTCTTACTCTATCAATATATGAAGCATCCTTTTTTTTCATTTCCTCTCCTTTTTGTTTCACTTTATCCCTTGCGTCTTGTGTCTGTTTCATAAAGGATTTATATCCAACCTCTTCATTTATTACATTACCATTTAATTCACGTTCACAATTCCATGCTCTGAGTGACTTATTAATTCTAGAATCTGGATCCCTTGCAGTCTTTGCACTTGTAAGTTTCTTTTTCATACCTTTCATACGAGCACAGAAACTTGCTCTACGTTTGTTACCAACTTTTTTACTTGGTGATTTTAAATCACTACCAGGATTTTCTCTTTCGTATGACTTACGACCTTTCTCATTTAATCCACCTGAAGGATTTTTACCAGATTTTTTTGTCCATGCAGCAGCTTCATTTACCTTTTTCTTTTTAGGTTTATCGGTTGATACGTATGTTGGTTTTGCAGCACCAGACTTTTGTTGTTGACCAGGATCTGCTTTTTTCTTACGACGTGCAGCAGATAATCTTTCTGCCTTTGTCATGCTTGCTCTCTTAGAAGATGAAACACATTTTGGTGTTCCTTCACCAGGTTCATCACTTGCACAGGTTCCACCTGTAACTACATTGACCCAACCACCTTTACCATCTTTAGACTTGGATCCTTTGAACCATTTATGAAGAGAGCCTTCGGTAAAATCTTCTCTCCAAGAATATGATTCTTTCTTACTATTACCATAATTAGCAGCACCCTTCTTACGGCACTGAACTAATCTACCTGATGCATATGCAGAAGGCCATACACTAGCACTTGCTTTTACCTTATGATAACAAGCATCTTTCTTACCACTACCCTTCCCTTTCTTATCTGATTCTGTTACTATTTCTTCTTTAACACCACGTTTTGCCTTATGTTCCTCTCTTCTCTTAGAAATTAGTTCACCTCTTGTCGCATCTTTTGTAATTTTCTTTCCAGTCATAATATCAGGCATTTCACCAGATGTCCCAAACTTTCTTTTATTTCTGATTGTTGCTTTACCGTAAGTTGATGCACCTCTTTCATATTTTGCTTCTGAAGTAGTTGTAGTATGTTGCTCATCAGGTGTATTTGATGAAAGATTTTTTGCTTTCTGTTTCTTTGATATCTTAGGCCCTCCAACTGGATCTCCATATTCATCTCTTTTAACTTCTTCATTCTTGGGAACACAATTTGGAACCATTTTACCACCTTTCTTTTTCATACCAACTTGCTTATGTGTATCCCAACAAGGATCACCATCACCTTCTCTCACATTTTCAATCTCTTCTTTCTTAACACAGTTTGGATATCTCTTACCAAACATTGTCTTCATACCTTTCTTCTCATATCCTTTCCAACATTTTTCATCAATATTTTCTTCACCTACCATTTTTTTAGCAAGTTTAGCAAAATGCTTTAGTCTATCATCACCTTTCTTTTTATTTCCTTTTCTAACTGAAGTTGCTACAGGTGATTCTCCTGTTTTAGGATCTGTATCATACATCCCCTCTTTGTGCATGTCTTTTATATGTTTTTTTACTTTATTAGCTTGTTGCTTGTGCATTTTACTTGCACCGTCTAATTGTTTTGCAACTTTCTTAAGCACATTGTCTTCGTTCATTTTTTTCTTTTCAGGTAAACCTTTATGCTTTGTTTTAGCAAATTTCTTTGCATCTTTCATGCTAATATCATTTGCAACGTCTAAAATTTCTTTAGATGGATTTTTCATTTCACCTTTTTGGGTCGCACGAACCATCCCAAAAAATTTTTGTTGTTTTTTAGATACTGCTGGCATTACTTTACATTCATAATAGACTTGCCATATTTCTTTTTGACAAGTTCAAGTGCGGAAGGGCCTTTATTTACCTTCTGTGTCTTCATCATTTCTTTACTTGGTGGATATGAAGTTGCATCTTTCTTGTCCTTCGCAGGTTTTATTCTTCCTTGATCTCTTGCGACATCATAACCTTCTTCACTTACAAATTGTTTAAAGGTTTTCATTATATTTTCATACCTCTTGCTCTTAATTTATTTTTAACAAGATTAATTGCTGTGGGCATTTCTCTTGGATCTCCAATAGGATTGATTACTGCTCCACCATCAAATTCTACACTACCCGATGGTTTATTATCCATCTCACCAGTTTTAGGATCTCTATCTTTATATTCATTCTCTAATATAGAACGAATTTTATCTCTCATAGAATCAAGATCTTGTTTTCTAATCTGATTTGTAGTATATGATTCTTTTTGTGTATTAGCAGTATGCTTTGGATTCTTTTTAGGATCCCTCTTATCCATTCTTCCTTGGAAACCCATTTCACTTCTTTGTTTTGTGGAATATTTGTAACGAGGTGTCTTCAAAGGTGTCTTTCCATCTTTCTTGGTAGTGATCTTTGTATCTGCCTTTTTTTGATGTCCCTGACCACCAGAATCATAACCACTCTTGGATTTTACAGGATTACTTTTGTTTCTAGCATATCCAAATGACTTAGGACCACCACCTGTTTGATTACCACCTTGTGTTTCTGGTGATCGATTACGACTTTTTTGTGATTGAGATAAGTTGTAACCTGCTCTTTCGTTCTTACCAGGACCATAACTACCTTTTTTTCTATACTCATATGAACTTCTTCTTCTAGCACCTAGTGTTTTTGCTCGATCATATGCTTTATCAGAAAGTTTATCAGCATCCTCTTCGATAGTATCGCCCATATCTTTTTTACCATAAGTTATGCAAGGATCTTGACCGCAACCACAATTTTTTGGTTTCTTTTGTTCAATAACATCACCCTGAATAACATGCTCATGCATACCTTCTTCCAAAATTTCTAAAGAAGTAACAGGAACATTTTTCTCAACACCATGATCAAATAGCACATCATAATGTGCTACGTTTCCACTCTCATCAAGATCGTGCATTCCTTTTACAGGATTACCAATACCATATTCTTCATGCTTTACTTTAGATGCACAATCATGTTTTTTACCCATCGCCTTTTTAATTGCCTTATCTTTAGATCCCATGTATTCATCGGTTCCTGATTCAATTTTACCATCACCATCATAGTCTTTGGCAGCTTTCTTCTCATTAACTACCTCACCTTTTAATTCATTATGTGCAACAATGTCAGCACCAGCACCAGATCTTACAGCTTGCATTTTTTTCTGTAAAATCATACGCTTCATCAACCTAACTCTCTTTTCCTTAGAATCTTCCTTTGGTTTTTCCATTGTCTCGACTTGTTCTGATTGATTAGGGTTAATAGTAACTTTATTTTTACCTTTCATCACATCAACTTTTTTAACATTATTATCAATATCAGTATCCTTAACTTCATCAATAAATGCTTCATCAACAGAACTTGGTGTACCATCACCATGTTCTATAACTTTACCATCAGCATCTTTCTGATGATGTTCTTTAGTAAGTGCTTTCTTAATTGCCTTATCTTTAGAACCTTTATATTCTGCCTCTGGTGTTTCTTTCTTACCATCACCATCATAATCTTTTGCAGATAAACCTTTACCTGATTTTACTGCTGCAGTATCAGAACCCTTCTTCTTCTCGCCTTCATATGGAGAACCATATCCAGTCATTTCTACAGAAGCAATATTAGGATTTTTTCTTAACTCAGAAATTTTGGCACGGTTTGCCATACGAACATATGACTTACCAGTTTTCTTATCCTTTACTCTAATTTTATATTTTCTCTCTCCAATTTCCTCACTAACAACATCAGTAACTTCAAATGCAAGATTTCCATCAGCATCTTCAAGATTAGTTACCTTAGTAAAAATTCGTTTAACGGCACTAGAAACAACATTATCTACAGTTTCAGAAATATCTACAAAATCATATTCCTCACCAATAAGCATCTTTTTAGCAAGTAATTTAACAGGGCCTGGTGCAGGTGACTTACCAAGTTGAGTTGCATATGCTCTCTTTAAAGACGCAGGATCAGTCTTTTGGCCATCCTTAAATCCTTGCTTTACTTTATATCTTACGTCATATGCAAGTTGACGAGCCTGTTTTCTAATTTTATCTTGACCACCAGTGGCACCTTGACCTTGTGGTTGAGATGGTGCACTAGACTGTTGTACAGGATTTTCTTCAACAATATTCTTACTCATTTGAAAACCAAGAAATACTTACTTTTTTCTATACTTATTTATGAAATGTTTTCCCCACTCACTTCCAGGTACCATTGACTTAGCATAATTTAATAATGAATCAGTTCCAACTTCTCTTTGATGTGCTGGAACACCAGATTTAGTAGTTCCATTAACAACTGCTTCAGTTACATCTTTTATCCAAGATTTGAACATAATTTTATCTTCAGTAACACAGATTAAATAATTAGCACCTCTACGAATAATCTTACCAATAAATCCTGTATTAAGGTTTTCAACTAATTGGCCAACCTTATAGATATTTTGGTTTACATAATTCTCACGAAGATTTTTCCAATCAAATATAGGAGCAATTTCCCATAAGTTCCAACCTTCTTTAATATTCATACCAGCACGAATATTATTAAATAAATCCTTTGCTAATTTTCTATTCATGGCAGTAGGAACACCCTTCAAGAAATTATCAAAATCATTTTCTGCAGCATACTTTCTCTGCTTTGATGCAGACATTCCTTCTACACCATCACCATCAGGATCTCTATCACCAGCAGAACGAACTTCTACCTGATCAAAATCATATTGCAATCCATTATAATTATTAGTCAATTTATCAAATTCTTTTTGTCTATCAGCTCCAACCACTAATCTTACATTCGTGTAACCATCATTATGAGCCTTCTTTAATACATCAAAGATAGTTTTATTGGCAGGATCATTAACAATCTTCTCACTATGATTAGGGAACATTGATCTCATCACACCAACTTTCTGATCTGCATCTAGTGGATTTTTTTTCTTATCCTGACTCCTTGATGGAACAATAACATAATCCCCATCATCAGAAGATTTAGCAACAGTATCTAATAATTTTTCATGGCCTGTTGTGGGTGGATTAAATCTACCAAAAGCAATGGTTAAAGTTCCTTTTGTTTTTTCAACTTGAGGTGGTGTTAATTTATCTGGTTCTACTGGGCCTTCTGGATCATCTTTCTGTGATACAGGTTGTTGTGGTTCTACCTGTTGTTGTGATTGTGCAGATGTTGTCTGTGATAAATTCTTTTCTTTATCAGATTGTCTAGGATCTTGCTGTCCAATTTTCTGTCTTTTATTATAAAATTTTAATACACCCTTCTCTGTTTTTGCTACAAACTCACCATTTTTATCATACCATCCACCATGACCATCACCAGTCAAACCCATACGTGTGGCTTGCTGAACTGCTGTGGATTCAGATAAAAATTGTAAGAATGATTTCATTTGGATAATTGTATAGTTATCTCTTTCTTATGTACAAGAATATATTTGATAAGTAATTCCCTATCAAAATCTTTAAACTTATAATTATTTATCATTTTATCAAGATTATAATAACAATAATACAAAAACTCAGAATACCTTTCTTTAGGATTTTTTGAATCAGGTTCAAAACTTTTTATAAGAGTTAGTATTTCTGGGTTCATTTTTTTTTAAGTCCGTTAAACTTAACAGCAAGGTTTATATATTGACCTAACTTATGATTTATTCCAGTTTTATTAGTTCTAATTGAAAAATTTAAAGTAGTTGTATGTGTTCTACAAGTCAAATCAATGTGCCAGTTTTGCTTAGATGTTTTTGATGGATATGCTTTTATACCATTTAATTTTTTAGAAGTCTGAACACAATCTTTTATCACGTTCTCATCGTCAATAATTTTAGTCATATTATCTGATGCCTTTACAACTATTAAAGGAACATCCTCTTGTTCAGCAGCAACTTCTTTGAGTAACCATTGTTTTGCTTTTTTTGGATATTCATTCATCATATTACAAAGATACTGTCTAACAAATTTAAGTTGCTCATCATACAATGCTTCATATCTTTTAATATTACTATTTTCAAATGCTCCAACAACTTTAGTCATTTGTGGTTTACCATACATGCTTTCTTTAGGTATGTTTGGGATACCCTTATAAAAAGTTTTATAGGATGTTTTCTGAAGTTTTGCAAAGTCTGGTAATTTTTTAAAAGAGGTAAATATAGGTCTAACATAACTATTAAATTGTGGTTCTGCTGATGATGCAGATCCTGCTTTCAACGAAACACCTAAGATATTACCATCATCAAATACGAGAAATATATCTCCTTTATGATTTGGAGACACTCCAGTTGGTTTTGTATTATTACGATATCCCCAAACAACTTTATTAATTTTTTTTCTTTTATTTTCTTCTATTAAAAATCTTGTAATTGCTTTTGCATTTTCTACTTTATCATCAAATTTTGATGATGAACTTGCTCTATCTATTGTGTCTTTACCCGCATCAGATGCGGTTTTATTTTTGTATACATTTAACTTTGGATCATTAGCAGAAACTATTTCATTATAAAATTTATCAGTGAGTAGTCTAGGGCTAATTTTTTTTTCAAATGCTATGGCAGGAAATAATTCTGTTATAGATGCGTTTAAAGTGGTTTCTTTCATACCACCCTTTCTATCTTTATATACTAAAAATAAATTATCACCAAAACCACTAATCTCTGTCATATCCATTGAGGATCTGGATTTAATATATTTTCTACTGCACGTTATACCCGAAATATTTTCAAGTTCCATTTCAAGTGAAGATCTTGTATCAGATCTATCTTCCTCACATTCAAGATATATGTAAGATCCTTTTGTTTTTTTATCATCTATAGAAATACCAAAATCGTAAAGATTATTATTAATAACCTCCACAGATTTTGAATATAAATCTTGGGATATGACTGCCATATATTACTTTTTAAAGTATTTATTTATTACTTCTATCTGATCTTGATACTTAGCGATCTCATTTAATTCTTGTTCGATTGCCTCTACTATATTAGAGTGCTCACCAATACCTGCAGGATTAGTTAAATAAACCTCAACATTCGCAACATGTTTCTGAATGTCTCCTTGTGCATGTGCTAAAAGTGCTTTAATTAGTTGTTCTCTCATAGTAACATTTGATACTCTATATTATATATGTCCAACTCTTATAATATAAAAATAGTTTGTGAACCATCTTTATTATCTATTATAGATATTTTTTTACTTGGAAATGATTTAGATAATAATCTTTTTAATTTTGCATGCTTAAATAAGTTTTTCATTTATTTTTTTGTTGTTCTAATTCTAATTGTCTTTGAAATTCATATTTCATAGTTGAAAGACTTTGTGTTAAATATATTTCCCACTCATTATCTACTATAAGATCTTCAAGATGTGCAACATGTTCCAGTGCAAAAACTAATTTGGTTTCAAGATTCATTTTATTTACAAATCACCTTCTTTACGGTTCTCTGAGAAGTAAACATCAAACTCTCCACCAGGATATCTACTCTTCAACTTCTCTACATTCATTTCAATGATCTCTTCTGGTGTGGTTTCTAAGAGAATACATGCTTGAATTAAATACCACATAATGTCACCTAGTTCACGTTTCATATGAAATAGATTTTCTTTAGTAACTGGTTTACCTTGAAAGACAATTTTTTTAACTATCTCAGTGAACTCACCTGACTCAGCACATAGTCCGAGTGCAGCAGTTAATGCTCTATGAGTATTAAAATCTTTAGAGTATAACTCTCTTAAACGATCTTGAAAATGGCCACCATACTTACTCTCTTCAGAAGTAACAGTATTTACAAACTCAATATATTTTTGAGTATCTATTTGTTTTGTCATTAGAATTTTTTTTGTATATAAGGAATAGTTAAATTTTATGTAAATTACTTTGTGGTAGTTCTTCTAATATAGGTTCAAAAGGAAGTCTCTCTTTTGATTTAGGCAATCCACGTTGACCAGGTAACTCACCTTCATGTTCTGCTGTTACATCAACAATGTGTGGTGGTAATGGTTTAGGAATATCTATTCTTCTGTAAGTAAATTCTTCACCCTCATGCAACTCTAAAGTTTTAATTGCATATTTTTCGTGACTACAATCACAGTATTTTTGACCTAATCCATCATAAACAGACCAGTAGGGATAAAAATGATCAGGAAGTGTCATAATTTACTTTGTAAGATAAAGAATAATCAAACCAGGAATGATAATAAAAAATTGTGGAAGAAAATTTAAGATGATTGCTCTTTCTCCCATTTTAAAACCAACATAGACCCAACCTGCAGCACCTATCATTTGTAGAATACTATTCCAAGGAGTCCATCCCATTACATGAAAAACCATGGCAATCAAAACAATAACAGCACTAAACCATTTTACTCTCTCAACTATCAAAATTTAAAATCACCAAAAGATTTTTTAGGTTTTTTCTCTTCACTATTATACTCCTCTTCTTTCCCACTGTCAATAATATCATCTTGTGCAGATTGTTCTACATCATATAATCTCATTTTTGCACGATCAATACCCACAATAAATCTTTTGAAAATAGTAGGATCATTATATCTATTCTTTAATTGTTTAACCATTATCTGATTGAGACTTTCCAATTCCTCAGTAGATATGAGAGCGAACATAAGGTCAGCAGTTGCAGGAAGACCAAATGACTCAGAGGTATCGGTAAGGTCAATATCACTAGACCCAAAACCAGAACGAGTGGTTTGAGTAGCACTAACGATTGGTAGATTACTTTCGACAGCCAACCCCCTAAGTTCTTCCGCAATTGCTTTGATGTATGAGTAAGAGTTAACATTACTACCTGCCTTGTATCTGGATGAAGCACATATGTTTAAATAATCTACAAATATTATATCAGGTCTAAATGATTTTTTCAATGCTAATTCATTAAGTAATGCTTTGAAATGTCCTGAGTGTGCTGACGCTGTTGGATACTCCTTTATAATTAATGTTCCCTGTGTTTTCTTAGCAAGATTATTAACCTTACTATCAAACATAGGTTTGGGCAAATCTGTTATATTTTGTATATTGACATTAAGTAAGTTGGCATCAATCCTCTCTGCAATCTTTTCCTCTGCCATTTCGAGAGTGATATATAATACATTTTTTCCTTGGAGTAAGACACTGCTAGCCATGTGGCACATGAATAAAGACTTACCAACACCAGTGCCAGCAAGAGCAATATTGAGTGTTTTATTAGGGAGACCACCCTTCGTAACTTTATCAAAGTATTCAAGATCGAATGGGATCTTATCCTCCTTCCTATGGTATGTCTCATATCTTTCCTCATAATCATTTAAATAATCATGACCTATATGATTATCGAAAGACACAGATAAAGCATCAGACAAAATACTAGGAATAGAATCCCTTCCTTTAGTGTCATCCTGTCCATCTGCTAGTGCAATAGATTCCATCAGTGCCAAATATATAGCACGATCTCTACACCATTTCTCAGTAGAATCAATCAACCATTGATTTTCTACAACAGAATCAACAAAAGAATTATTAATTTCTCTAACTTGCTTTACTTCTTCCTCATTAAGATCTGTTCTATTTTCAGTCTCTATGTTTAGAGCTTCAATAGTAATAGAAGAACCATATTTTACAATAAATTGAGTTATCTCTTCAAAGATCACCTTTTCAGATCGTTGTTCAAAATATTCTGATTTAATAAAAGGAATTACCTTTCTAGAATATTCTTCATTATAAATTAAGTTTCTGAGAATAGTAGTCTCAATTCTTTCCATAATGTATATAAGTGCTCAAAATATATTTTGAATTATTTGAAGGTGGAAGACCTGCATGTGGATATTCCCAAGTAGGTGGGAACACAACCACTCTACCACATTCTGGTTTAATATTCAACTCATGATTAGGAAAAATGGTATTTCCATTATTTGAGTTTAAATAAAATAAAAATGCAACTGCTCTAATCGATGATGCAATATCATTCACATCAACATGTTTATCAAATCTTTCATCACCACTAGTATTATATCTTTTAATTCTAAATTCCTCCAACTCCTTCATGGGTGGTGAATAATAATTTTTAGTGTCTTTTCGATATCTTCGATATACATCTGCAAGATAAGGTATTAAATTATTAACAATCTTTAAAGATATTTTGTTAATATTAACTTGAGTAAAACAAGGACAACTATCTTCGTTAAAATATTCTTGGTGTTTTATATTATCTTCAAATAACTTTATTAATGTTTTACATAATTCATCAGGAATTGTATTATCATATACTTTAACCATAAGAAAATTCTTTTTTTGCTATGGTATCAAGTTTTTGCATCACATCATCGGTAAAATAAGTTTCTGGATCTGAAAGTATTGCCTTAGCATATACTTTTTTTCCATTCATTTCATATCTACCAGCCACATTTTTCCACATTCCTCCAAGTTCTCCTAATTCTAGGAGACCATAATAGCGATCTAATCCTCGTTCATCATAATAAAGACGTATATTTACTTCTTTATTTTCTTTGCTGAGTCTCGATTTATGTGTCTTAGCTTTAATAATGTTTCCAACAACCTCTTTCTCACTCTTTTCCTTTTTTTTGCTGAGATAAATGATTGTAGAGGCCGCATATTTGAGACCAGAGCCGCCTCCCATTTCTTTAGTAGGGACATAAGATCCGATGACATCATAGGTATGGTTTGTAACTATAAGGGGAATATTTGCTTGACCAAGTTTCAGTGTTAGCATACGGAATGCACCTTTTACAAGTTGAGATTTGGTCATGTCTCTCACTTGTTTATCATCCAAAGCATCTCGTATTTCTTTCTCTGTGGAAAGCATACCCAGAGAGTCTAACACAAACATACAAGGTTTGCGAGTTTCTTCAGAACTCTTTAAATATATATCAACTGCTCTAAGTGCTTTAACCCTAAACTCTTCAATAGTTACCACATTAACAACAACAAGTCTTTTAAGATCAATTCCTCTAGACTCAAGTAATCCTTTATTAACTGCGGCTTCAGTATCAAAGTAAAGACAATAACCGTCAGGATTATTATCAAGGAAGTTTTTAACCACTGCGAGGGAGAAAAAAGTCTTTCCAGTACTGCTTTCACCAGCGATAGCAGTGATCTTATTACCAGATACACCACCATAAATGGAACCGCTAACCACTGCATTAAAGATGTATGATCCTGTGTCGATGAATTTTTCGGTTTCGTCGATGTCTGCTGCGAGTTGGGTGTAGTCATCACCTATTTCTTTTACTATCTCTTTTAAAAAATCCATACTATTATTCAATGTTATATTCAATGGTTACTGTTTTAGATGTTTTACCTTCACTATTTCCATAATGACTGTAAGTAATCTTTCCTCTCAATTGTTTTGCAATTTGGTCAAGTTCCTGTAAGAGTTCTTTTTCAAGATTACTTACTGGATCAAAGTGTCTATCTGCTTTCATTAAATTACCATTCCATAAGTATCACGTAATATTTTTTTATAAGGGCCATCAGGATTTGCATCCCTAACATCTTTAATTAATTTAAGTTTTTCATATAATGCAGTATCCCCACCCAAAGTCAGTGAACTGACAATAGTGGAAAGTTCTTTGTCGTTAATAGGCAAATCCATTAGGTAAAAAATAGTTCTAAGTTTACAGTTTTTTCGATGTTCCAACCTATGGCATCAAGAATTGCTTTGAGAGGTTCTACAAAACTTTTCTCAAATTGTAGGTCATAATCGATGTATTTGTCAAGACCAAGTTCATGAGGAAAATCTTGAATAAATGATAATACATTCTCTTGTATAATATTCGGTTTTTTAAGATAGAGAAACTTGACCTTCTCTCCATTACCGATAAGTGAATATTTATTAGTCAACTTTTTCTGTTTGACATAATGGTTGAATAATAATGCACCCCGTATATGTATAGGAGTTCCTTTTGCATAGATTGTAGAAGATGCAGAATACTTACGAACATCAGATGCAGTCCTTGGAAATGCTATATCCTCTGGTGGGAGTGTCTTAAATTCCTTACGACAAGCATCAATATAATCAATTACATCTTCTTCAGTTGCATTCATCATCAACTTGAGTGCGTCTTTAATCATTGTACGACAAGGTGCTGGTGTAGAAGATTTAACCGCCTCAATACCCATCATCTTGAGTTTAGGTTCTTCATATCGAACACCTTCACTATCCCATACATTTAAAATATATCTTTTCTTAGCAGTCCATATACCTCTATCGGCAATATTCTCCCTCTTCATTACCATTTTATTATCATAAGCACTTACGTATTTGGCCAACGCTTCATAAGAATTCTCAATATATTTTTCAAATTCCACCTCACACACCTTATTAAGGAACGACACGATGCTTTTAGCATTCTTTTCTCTACCTTCGTATACCCTATCGACAAGATCACCCAAGTTGAGATAGATACTGTCAGTATCACTAGCAATAACATAGTCTTTACCCTCCGTTTTTAGTATTTTGTTTAGGTATGCATTCATTTTGTTTTCTATCCAACGAATAGAAACCTGACCAGATAGTGTAATAGCTTCTGCGTTGGCAAGTTTATAATAGCGAAAATATTGATTACCAATAGCACCATAAGCACTGTTAAGTTGAATTTTCCTTGCCATCTGGATGTTGTTACACCTAGCAATCTCTTTCTCAAGTGTTTTCGTTTTCTTTTTTTCATACTCCTGTTTTGCAGCAAGCATCTTCTTCTTGTAGATGGTGCGGTCTTTGTAAATTTTTTCCATGAGTTCAGGAAGGAACCCACGTACATCCTTCCTATATTGTGCTCCATTTGCACAAACTGCATAATCTCCATCAATCTTTATCTCTTGATTTAGTAACCCTTCAACGCTCGCACTGGGATGCCTAGTTTCCCTGAGTGTTTCTGGACTGATATTATACTGCATAATAAGATGAGGATACAGACTATTAAGATCAAAACTAACCACCCAATCATATTTGCCAGATATTGGTTCTTTGACATATGCTCCTGCATATTTTGCATCTTTATCAGTTTTTTCTTTTGGAGGTATAACAATATTCTTCTTTTTTAAATAATTGTAAATTATCGTATCCCACATACGAACCTGAGAAAATACATCAGCATAATTTGCCTTTGCATCATATGCCATAACTATGGCAAGTTCAATCAGTTTCATCTTGTCTTCCAAACGGTCAACAAGTTCCACGTCAATTATATTATACTCAACAAACTTCTGCCAACCTTTTGTATAGAAGTCCTTAAACGTATCAAACTCAGAGTGGTCAAGTTTCTTCTGTCCGAGTTCAACACTAGCAATATAATCCAACCTATAAGATTCTTGTGCCTTGTAAGTAAATTTTTTATAAAGATTGAGATAATCAAGTTGAGTAACACCACCAATATCATATGTAATATTTTTGCGACCCATAATATGAATTTCTCTTTCAGTCACCAAACCCCAAGGTGATAAACGTTTCATCAACTTCTCACCAAGTATCCTATCTAAACGACGAGCCAAATATGGAATATCATATAATTCACTATTCCATCCAGTAATAACCTCTGGTGTATTGTCTTCAATCATCCACCAATTAATAAAAGAACGAAGAAGTTCATATTCAGTTTTGAATGATTTGTATATTACATTCTCTTGTTTATTGTTAAATGCACCTAATCCCCATGTGCGAATTTGTTTGGTATTATAATCTTGAAGAGAAATAAGTAGTATTTCTTCTGCAGCAGATTCTACATCAGGAAATCCATTTTCTGATGCAACCTCAATATCAATTGTGGTTATCTTAATCTGACTTGTATCGAACTTAATTTCATCTTCTGGATATTTTTCAGAAATATATTGATAAATAAATCTCTCATTACCATATACTCTAAAATTCTCCACACCGTCATACTTCTTTATAAACTCACGACAATCTCTTACAGAACCAGGTTCTACTGATTCTACATAATCTCCTTCCAAAGTTTTATATTTGGATTTATTTTTAGAAGGAACAAAAAGGGTTGGATAAAATTTTTCTCTGGTTGCAAAGTGTTTACCATTTTCAACACCACGAACCAGAAAGTTATCTCCAACCATTTGAACATTTGTATAAAATCTCATTATTTAATAATGTTCTGATAATCTTCAAGTAATGTAGGTGTGGGTTCAGCCAATGTAAGTATTTTATCAGAACTCATCATAAATTCAACCTCTTTAGTTAATCCGTCCAAAAATGGTTCCAAAGATTTATCATCTTTAATAACATAAGGATTAATTAAAAGACAATCAGGTTCTCCCAATTCAGAAGGAGATTCCTCAATTTTAGAAATTAACTTATAATGCTCAAGAACTACAAGTTTAATTATTTTCTGCATTTATCTTTTCCTCATACATTTTTCTAATTGTATCTATAGGTTCTACAATCGATACAATCCATTCTGGTGAAACAGGAATTTTTTCATCTTTAGAAAAAATAATCCAAGGTGCTAAAGAAACTTGCAAATCACTAGAAGTTTCTTTTTCTTCAGTGAGAACGATTGCTGTTTTTTTATAAGTTACAACATGTGGTTTGGTAAACAAATAACCACATACTTTATCATCAGATATAAGTTCTTTAAGATCTGAGATAATATGTTCACCTGATTTTAATAAAGCAAGTTTAACTGACATTAGTTTTGTTTAATAATATGGTAGGTTCCTATAGCCGCTACTCCTGAACCCACCAAAGGGGAATACCGCAGCCAGTATCTCTCTGGCACATATATTATAGCAATAAAAAAGGGTTCCGTCAAGGAACCCTGATCCATCTCGAACTCATTTATATTTAGAGATATTCTTTACGAGCATGATGCTCTGGAATTACTTTACCTAATTTAATAGTTAGCATTCCATCCTCAAATTTTACATTCTCTACTTTTGTATCGTCAGAGAGTGCCCATTGTCTTGTGAAAGAACGTTGTGCTAACCCTCTATGAGCATAGTTCTCAGGTTCTTCTTTCTCTTCTTTATTTCCATCAATAATCAATCTTCCGTATTCTGTATATACATTTACATCTTTTTTCTTAAATCCTGCAAGTGCAATCTCAAGTCTTGATTCGTGATTGTTAACACTTATTAGATTATATGGTGGATAATTGGATGTAGATGTATCTTCCCAAAATCTATTGAGATAATCATCCATTCCTATGCTGTTTCTTGTAATCTTCTCCATCAATTCTGGAAGATTTGCAGCGTGGTATCTTGCTAGTGTACCCATGATAGTAGCTCCTTATTAAGCGAGTTTGTATTTTGTGAACCCATTACGGCATTCAATACTAATTATAACAGTTTAAGTTTACATAGTGGTTCGGTTTTTACTGCCAATACTCGTCTAGTACGTCTAGAGATTTATTCAAATACTTATTTGCACCCTCACATTCCCACTCACCCATCTCTCCTATCTCACATTTATAGTGCAATTCTCTTTTGAGTTGAATGAGTTTATTGGTCATGGCAACTTTATCCAATCTACCGTTCATGGTTACTCTTCTGATTTTTTTTTCTTACTACCTATATTATATTTTGTTTCAAGTATCCAATCAGTTTTATCTTTATATGCTAATACTTTAATTTGATTTAAAGGAGCAATATCTTGTATTTTACTTATATCAGTAATACTAATTAATCCCCAATCAGCAAGAAGTTGAATAATACGATTTCTACGTTGAACATCATTCTGAGTTAGATTAGCATGCTTACCATCTAATGCAAATAGTTCTTTAAAGTGTACGATATAATATCTACCTTGCTTATGAAGAATATGACATGACTGGTATATCTTTTTCTCTTTACGGGATGCTACCCCAATTCTTGTGAGAGTCTCTCTTACTTTTAGGAAATCATCTGGTTCATTAAGAGTTACCTCAACCATTTGATCAGGTGCCCATTTCACTACAGGTTCTTGAACCACACTCATTGTCTTCCTCCAATTTCAAATTTAGATCTTATAAAATTAAGTTGTTCTTTTGATAGGATTCTTAGAGCTTGTTTTGCCTTTTCGTTACTATAATCATAATAACGTTTTACCAAGTCAAGGTCTTTAATCTCATCTTTACGTAACCAAGGAGAAAATCTCTTCTTGGATCTGAGTGTATTTAGATAAAAATCATATTGCATCTTCTTTGGTAAAAAATGATACTGATTCATTTCGTTAGAAAACATAATCGCATCAAGATGTCCAGAGTAAATACGATTGATAATATATGGTGAATACTCTTTTTCTAATAAAGGATCTTCATCTATTAAATTTTTCTTTGTTTGGTTAATTGAATTCAACCAGTCTTTTAGATCCATCTTCATTATCAAAATAGTTAGCACAAGAGCAGACAAGATTACGATCTCCATAAACATTGTCTATTCTAGATATTGCTGGCCAAAACTTATTTGTTTGGTCTACAGGATACGCTGCTTCTTCACGAGTATAATTATACTCCCATTTGTCTGAACTTACAACCCTTGCAGTATGAGGTGAGTTTTTCAAAATATCTTTATTATTATCAATCTCTCTTCTGATACTTACCATTGCTACACCAAATCTTTCAAGTTCTTCTAATGACTCACTTTCAGTTGGTTCTACCATAACTGTTCCTGTAACTGGCCAAGATAATGTAGGTGCATGAAAACCATAATCCATTAATCTTTTCGCTACATCTTCAGCAGTGATACCTTCAAAATGTCTTACGTCAAATATACATTCGTGTGCAACTCTCCCATTATTACCTTTGTATAATACTTTGAAGAAAGGTTCAATACGTTGCACTAACCAGTTTGCTGTAAGTAAAGATACTTCACTTGCTTTTCTTAATCCATCAGCACCCATCATTCTTATGTACATCCAACTGATTGGTAAAATAGATGCACTACCTTGAGGTGCTGCTGATACCCTTTGATTCATAAAAGGAACTAAATGTTGTGCAACACCAATTGGGCCTACACCTGGCCCACCGCCACCATGAGGAATACAAAATGTTTTATGTAAGTTAAGATGACATACATCTGCACCATAATTACATGGTTTTGCAAGTCCAACTTGTGCATTTAAATTTGCACCATCAAGATAAACTTGACCACCATTTTCATGTATAATTTTACAGATGTCTTTGATGGTTGGTTCAAATACACCATGAGTTGATGGATATGTAATCATAATACAAGACAACTCAAGATAATTCATAAGTGCTTGCTTTTCTAAATCTTTTAAATCGATATTACCTTCATCGTCACACTTAACAGGAACGATCTTCATACCTGCCATCACTGCCGATGCTGGATTTGTTCCATGTGCACTTGTAGGAATTAAACATACATTTCTTTTATCATCACCACGACTTTTATGATATTCTTGAATTGCAAGAAGACCAGCATACTCACCTTGAGAACCAGCATTTGGTTGTAAATTAATATCAGCAAATCCTGTAATATCACACAACCATTCTTTTAGGTCATCTACAACTCTTTGATAACCATGTGTCTGAATTTTAGGAGCAAATGGATGAATATTTGCAAATTCAGGCCATGACACTGGCATCAGTTCTGATGCTGCATTAAGTTTCATAGTGCAACTGCCAAGTGGCATCATACCATTTACTAATGAGAAATCTTTTGATACTAACTCATTCATATATCTCATCATATTAGTTTCACTTTGATACTTATTAAATACATCTTGCCTTAACCAAGGTTTAGTTCTTTCTGGAACACCTAACCACTTATATTCTTTTTCTAAATTATAAACGTGTCCTATTGTATCTGAACGGGAACTAAAAGTAATTAATGATCTAATAATATCGTGTAGTTCAGATAGTGTAGTGACTTCATCTATAGATAGAGTTAACCAACCATCATTATAAGTTGCATTAAATTGTTCACTAAAAAAATCAAAAAATTCTTTATCAACTTTGACACGTATAGTATCAAAACCCTCACAATCATAAACTTCTTTTCCACACCATTTCAATGCTGACAGTAAAGTTTGCCTATATCTTAATATTCTATTTGCTATTTTTTTCAAACCTTCCGCACCGTGATAGCAAGCATAAAAACCTGCCATATTTGCGAGGAGTGCTTGGGCAGTGCATATATTGGACGTTGCTTTGTCTCTTCTTATATGTTGTTCCCTTGTCTGCAACGCTAATCGTAGTGCTTTATTACCTTGACTATCTACCGACTGCCCTACAATACGTCCAGGAATTTTACGTTTATATTTGTCAGTGGTTGCAAAGAATGCTGCATGAGGCCCTCCAAATCCCATAGGAACTCCAAACCTCTGCATACTACCAACTGCAACATCAAATCCCATTTCTCCTACAGGTTGCATCAAGACCTGACATAAAGGATCTACAACTGCAATCTTCATACACTTATAAACTTCTGCACATCTTAACAATCCATCATGATATTTCAATCTTCCATTACTATCTGGTAATTGAACTAATAATCCAAATGCATTTGTAAATTCTTCTAGTGCGATTGTTGCATCCAAATCAATCTTAATTATGTTAATACCTAATGGTCTTGCTCTTGTTCGTAATACTTCTAATGTTTGTGGAAATATTTTACTATCAACTATAAAATCTTTTTTCTTACCTTGATTATATGCAAGTATCATTGCCTCTGCAGCTGCAGTTCCTTCATCCAATAATGATGCATTTGCAACTGGCAATCCCGTAAGTTCGGTAATCAGTGTCTGATAATTAAATAATGCTTCTAATCTACCTTGTGATATCTCTGCCTGATAAGGTGTATAGGATGTATACCATGCAGGATTTTCAAATACATTTCTCTGTATTACTGGTGGTGTAATTGTTCCATAATATCCTTGTCCTATTAGACTTCTTTTAACTACATTTAATTCAGCAATCTCTTTTAATTCTGTAAGTGCCTGTTGCTCACTACAACCTTCTGGTAATTTACTATCACCACGAAGTAAAATAGAATCTGGAACTATCTGCCTGACAAGTTCATCAATACTTGAGAGACCTAAATCTAACAACATTTTAGATTGTTCCCTTTTAGAAGGCCCTATATGACGTTGAATAAATTCTGACATTATATAATTTTATTTTTCATACTTATTCATTTCTCTTGATTTATTCTTGATAATAATTCTATCATTTTCATAATCAGGAACAAATTCTAAGAGATCCATATGATCCCACATTAACTCTTCGTACATAGCATTGAGACGATCCATGTCTTCCCATAAATCATTAAGGTGTTCGTATTCTTCGCTCATCGGATAATTTGGATGTTGTTGTCTTCTGTCCAGAGTTCGACTTTATCTCTGAATTTATTTTCTTGTTTAAGTTTTTCATATCTCTTGGTTGCTTTACGTTTCCACCAAGAAATAATATTTTCCAACTGAAACTTGTCCCAGTTTTGGCCTTTTATTAATTTATCATCTTCACCAAGTAACACTTCTCTAATGTTAGCATATCCATAATCAGAAATATAAAATCTTTTTTTCTGAGTGAGTCCAAAAGCCATATCTATAACAGTATTAAAGTCCTTTAATTTTTCTGTTTTTCCATATTCTTTTAAAGAATTTTTAATCCAAGAAATCATCTTAGTTTGTCTTTTCATTTTTTTAGAGGATGCTTTATTATCTGTAAGAGGTTGATTATTATTCAACTTACTAAAATGATCATGAAGTTTGTGAAATATATCTGCATGAAGAAGAGGAAGAAATTTACTCTCGGTTAAACCTTTATATCTCATATAAGGTTTAAGTCCATCATACTGTGATGCTGATGTAGTGGAACCATAAAGGGATGTGGTCTCAAATAAACCAATCTCCTTCTCAAATACTTCATTTAAAGTTTCTCTTGCAAAATGAGAGAGACAAAGAAGTGCCAAAAGTTTACCTCCAAGATAATTATATCCAAAAGGTTGGGATGGAACTATTACAAATCCCATCACAGCATGACGATTAAATATAGAAAGATTAGGTTGATTTCCTAACCAAATATTTCTAGGTTTAGAATTAATAGTAGGAGACCCAAAACGAATAAATCCCAGTATCTGCTGAGACCTTTTCTCATAAACCATCCAACGAAGCTCTCTACCTGGTATATTGCTTTCATTATTATGTGATGATACTGCCTGTAAAAGATTTATATAATGTTCCTGTGGAAGTGACTTTTGAAAGCGTTTCCCCACAAACTTAATATCAAACTCCATCTCATTAGGATGAATATCTTCATTAAAAAATTCATCCTTTAATGAAGTTAAAGGATTTACTTCAGTGACTATTTCTCTTTTTACATATCGAAGATAATCCTCAATAGAAGTAAAGTTTTTGAAATAATTAATAAATTCATCGGCAGCCCATTCGGCATCCGCTTCAGGTATTATCATCGGGAAATATAGGAGGATTTTTTTCTGCTTTTCTTACTGCTCTATTATGAATCCAATAATCATATTTTTCAAAAATATAATAAAAAGACCAAAGACATTTTTTAACAAACCATTCTGCCCATAAAAAAGCAACAATGATAACATCTAAAGTATTTTTAGGATATTTCATAATGAATCCATATCTGACCCATGCCGTGGTTTATGATGAGGCATTCCATCATGATTACCATCATTAGGTAACTTACCAGTCATAAGATATTCAACAGTCTCTTTACATCCACGAAGATAATCTAATTGGCCTTTAATCTTTTCAGCCTCTACCGTATTTGTTGGAATCTGTGATTGAATTTGTGCAATTCTTTTAGTAAATCTTTTTAAGAGTTGCTCTAAGTTTTCTGTTTGTTTCATTGGTTTTGAACAGGTCTACGATCAGAATTATTTAAGTACTCTACTCCTCCTCTTTCTGGTTTTCCCATAAGACGTTTTTGTATCATGATACTAATGGTTTTATCAAACCATGCATCTAATGATTTGGACATTGCTCTATATCCTGTACCGACATAAACTTGTCCAGAGACAACTGCTACAGTTGCTATACCCCAGAATAGATAATAACTTGATGATTTCATCTGTGCTTTTGTTTTTGTAAATGTTGATTTAGTCATAATAATTGTTATTTGAATTCACATTCCACCATGATTTCAGTAAGACATGCTAACATGTTTATTTCCTGATCTGCAACGAATGCCATCTGATATTGATACTTAGCAATAACAAGAACAGCAGCAGGTATAGTATTTGGAATTAAACACTCATAAAGAGTATCATAAATCCTACGAAATAAAACAGAAGTATCATTGTCCATATTACTATTGACCCACTTACGTACTTCAGGAAAGTTTTTTGTTTTAAGGTTCTTAATCAGATCATTTACAGCAACATCTGAAAAAGCAACTAATATTCCACTATCTATCTTACCACTAACTGAGTATCTCTGACACTCATTTAATACTCTTCTCCAGTCTGGAAAATGTTTATTAATTAATTCTACTAATACTTTCTTATCACTTTCAACCCCTTCTTGCTCCAAGATAAAATTGATCCTTTGGAAGAAATTAGCAGCGATTTTCTGCTTCTCTTTTCCTCTAATAGAAAAGTCAACGACAGCACACCTTGAATGGAGGGGTTCGAGTATTTTATTTTTGTAGTTACAGGTGAAGATGAATCTACAATTTCCCGCAAACTCTTCAATGAAAGCTCTGAGTAAAAGTTGTACATCATTGCTTGTGTTGTCTGCTTCATCAATGATGATGACCTTGTGCTTCGCTTCCGATGTAAGAGATACCGTTGATGCAAAATTCTTTGCGTTATTCCTGACCGTGTCAAGAAATCTTCCTTCATCGGATCCGTTGATAACATAAGAATCTACTCCCAATTCGTTGCACAATGCCTTAGCAACAGTAGTCTTCCCTATACCAGGAGGGCCAGCAAGAAGCATATTAGGTATTTCTCCTCTATTTAGAAATTCCTTAAATGTTTTCTTAATACTCTCTGGAAGAATACATTCATCAATTGTTTTGGGTCTGTATTTTTCAACCCATATAAAGTCACTCATAAATCATTCCAATGTCGGATTACTCCGCTAATAATAAAGCAGTTAGTGATAAGATAGCTGAGGAGTATAAAAGAACGTACCACAACAACGTGATTGTCATATTTTTTGGTTCTTTCGTCTGAGAATGATCCGAGTGCATACTTCCATATCCTCCACCATTTTATCATTTTTTAAATACCCCCATACTTTTCAGTATGAAGATAGTAAGAACTGTCCAAAAGATAACTGTCCACATCATAACTTACCTCTAGGATTAGTGCGACGATTGATAATAGATATAAACTTGTCAGCAGCATATGTACCGCCCAAGCAAAAATCCAATTCATCTCCATCTTGCCAGTTGATGTCACCATTCATTTTAGTATGGTTCATCAACTCTTGTAATCTATTAATGTGTTCCTGAGTTAGTTTCATTAACTAAATGTTGAATCAGGTTCTAGTGCAATGAAATATTTAAGATCTAAACTTTCATTAGTAAATTTAGATAATAGTTTTGAGGAAACTACTACATTATAAGCACCAGGAATAATTTTAATATTTTCTACCTTAAAGTTAAATACAAACTCTTTGTCAGTTTCACCAACTACAATAGCAAATTCATTAGAAGTATCATTTTTCTTATCACGAACTACTAATTTAACAACACCAGCACCACCAACTGCTGATAAATCAGGAAGTTGATATACAGCTGCTGCCTTAAGTAATTTTTCTAATGTAACACTATCCAATTGAAAACAAACATCTTGAGTTGGAAGTGATATTTCTTTTTCGGGTGGTGAAACAATAACAGCAGGATCGGCAAAAAAGTATTTAACTCTACGTTTACCTTCACGAATATTTAAATAAGTTTCTTCTTTAAAATCTAATTCGGGATCTTGATGTAATCCTAATCCATTTAAAAATTGATTTAAATCATAGATGGCAAAATCACGAGGAAATTCCTCTTCAATTCTTGCTTCGGCAAGAATATTTTTTGCAACAGAAATAGTTCGTAACTTTGTTCCTTTTTTTACAAGAACAGAATTATTAATATTCGCAAAGTTCTTAAGAACTGTTAGCGTATTATCAGAAAGTTTCATAACCACGGGTCTTAGTTTCATTATTAGGGCATTTGTTCAAAATTGCCAGAGGGCATTGATGGTTCCCCATAATGTCCGTCAAAATGTAATAACAGCATAGCATAATGTATAACTTTTAGCAAGTCTTTTTTATTTTTTCCATCTTTATTTCCATATCTACTTCCATACTTCAGTATGTTTGCTTGACAAAAACTTGATGCAAGTTCTTTTGATGCCATCAAATCAATAGTTTGAACATTACGATATTCATGAGACTTACCTGTATAATGTCCTTGATATGTTCCAGAGACATATTCTTCAATATCTTTTAGAATATCTTCCTCGTGATACTTATAAAAGTGTGCTCTTTTTGGTTCATAAAAATCTTGATCCATTTCTGTTTCTTCTTTTACTTGTAATGACATTCCATCATCGTAGGTTGAAAAATGATGTGCTCGTTGATCATCTACATCTGCCATATAAGAATCGACTTCATAATCAAGTCCATCATTTAAACCATAATAATCATTATATGCTTTTTCAACTTCATCATTAGTTGAAGCAGTATTACCTGCTCCAACACTCATATCAATTTTTTTCCCCCATAAGTCTTCGGGAATATCTTCTCTAATTGGATAAGTTTCGTCCATAGTTCCGTTTAATGCCTCCCATGCTAAACTCCATGCATTAATCATTATACATCTTATCCTCCAATTTGTCAATTTTAAAATCAGCATCAACTTTATCATACAACTCAATAAAGGATTGCTTAGTTTCATCATCAAAACGATTTACACAAACTTGAATTGCCTTTGCCTTATCCTTAAATATAGAGAAAGCACGAACGATGTGAACTAATCTACGAGTACTAATAATTTCTTCTACACCACCATCATAGAACGTTTTACGAATAATGTCACCCCAATCAACCAATCTCTTACAGAAATCAGTATCAGTAACACCCAACTTAGCAGCAACACCACCTAAAATTTTAGATTCCACTGAAGGTGCTGGATAGTCTTGCTCAAAAGTTACTGGGAATCGTTCGAGAAAGGCTTCGTTGAGCACGTTAGTTCCAATAAATCTTCCGTCGTCTGAACCTTTACCTTTCGTATTTGCGGTTGCGATGACGTTAAATCCTGTTGCTGGTTCAACGAATTTTCCAATTTTCTTAAGAAAAACTCCATTTCCTTCAAGGATGCTCTGAAGGCAGAGAATTTTGTTAGAGGCAAGGTCGATCTCGTCAAGGAGCAATATAGCTCCTCGCTGTAAAGCTTCGATGACTGGGCCATTGTGCCATATGGTTTCACCATTAACAAGACGGAAACCACCAATAAGATCATCTTCATCTGTTTCAATTGTAATGTTTACACGAATAAGTTCTCTCTTTAATTGAGCACATGCTTGCTCTACAGAAAATGTTTTACCATTACCAGATAATCCAGTGATAAATGTTGGATAAAACTGTTTAGACTGAAGAATTTTTTTAAGGTCAGCAAATGGGCCAAACTTGACAAAAGTATCATCAATTACAGGAACAAGATTTTGTTGAACTACTGGAGTAACAGCAGGTGCATTGAATGAATTTTCAATATTTGTTACTGCTTTCGTAGTTACTTGAAGGTTCCACTTACCTTTAGATACTTTATACTTCTGAATTTTTTTAGTTACTGTTGAATATCCAATATCATTTGCTCTACAGAAACCACGAATATCAGCAGCAACAAATTCATTTCCAAAAGTGCTTCTTAATCCATCAATAACTTGTTGTTGGGTCATCTTTAATTGAAAAGTCATAATTTAGTGATTTATTTATATACGTAGTATAGCAGTAAAAAAGGGGGTATGGTACCCCCAGTGGACACTTTAATTATTGTACCCAATCTGGTTTTCTGGATGGGTCACGAAGATAATTAGATGCAGCCCAAGGTTTGGATGCGATATAACGCTTGTAAGCAGTAATAGTGTCAATGCTTGTGTCATATTTAAACTCATCGGGACCTGCGAATGCGAATGGTGTATGGTTGGTAAAGTCTGCTGATGGCATAATATCTTTTGCTTCTAGCAGTGGTCTAAGACAAGAATGAGTTTTGCCATAGCGATGAGAATATTCTGCACACAGAGCAAGACCGTGAGTGAGTAACCACCATGCATTTTCTAAAGTATCATTTGCCCATATTGTGCAAGGATGATTACGGAATGCACCTTTAGATGTTTTGTATGGTTGACCATCGTTACGATGTATTTTGCCATAACTATGACCCCACTCGTCAGAGCAAACAATAGAAAGCATTTGACATGTTTCTAATGGCATCTTGACAATGTGCTTGTCAGGTAGAACCTGTGCAGAAGCAACAGGATCTGGATCAGTTACGAATATGTTCATTATTTAAAACCTTTTTTTGGTTGTGGTTTATCAAGGACAACTACAACTGCATCAAAATTTAATAAATTACAATTATTCCACCACCACTCTTGAACCTCTTGCCAAGTTTCTACAATAAAAGTAGTTTTACTTGAGGAGACTATCTTATAATGATGGCGATCATAATTTTTATCAGAAGTTACTGAAAAATATTTTGGATCATTTTTTTCAATTAATTTAGTCATCATGATCATCCCATGGATCTGTTAGATTTTTGTTTGCAAAAAATCCTTTGTATACACCATAGCCTGCTAATAGGATTGTAATCACTGCGATTGATATACCAAAAGTGTAATCAGGATTAAATGCAAAGTGTGGTATTAATGTATCATTACACCTAGCAATCTTATCTGGGTCACTCCAAGTGCCAGGTAAAGTATAAACTGGTGGGCATGCTAAAAAAATCATTCTTGGGATCTCCATTCTTTTCTCATTGTAACATACTTTTCATCATATGCAGCTTTATCTCTCATTTGTTTGAAAACGCTTGCAGAACGGGACTTTTCACAGTGTAGTGCGGTTGGCGACTGCGGTGATACGGAACCATCTCTAGCGTACTTTTTCCCACTAGGATGATTTGCATACCTAC